CTATTCTGATATTACGAATGATAGAGTTGGTATAGGAACAACAGTACCAACATCAAAGTTGACTGTTGTAGGTGATGTAAGAGTATCTGGAGTCGTAACAGCATCAAGTTTTTCTGGCAATGCTTCTTTAAGTCAATTAAATGTCACTGGATTCTCTACATTATCCAGTGCCAGTGCAGCAAACTTAACTCTTGTTGGAGTTACAACAGGACTTAATGTTCCAGGTATTAGTACCTTTGGAGATGTTATCATTAGTGACTTATTCTTATCTGGAATCACCACAGGACTTAATTCTCCAGGCATTAGTACCTTTGGAGATGTTACTATCAGTGATTTATTCTTAGCAGGAATCACCACTGGTCTTAATGTTTCTGGAGTTTCTACTTTATCTTCGGCAGTAGTTGGATCAGCAGTTACAATTAACGGTGGAGGAATTAATGTAACTGGTGTCGTAACAGCGTCAAGTTTTTCTGGTAATGCTTCAACCGCAACGGCATTACAAACAGCAAGAACTTTTGAAATCACTGGTGATATTGTTGCATCACCAATTAGTTTTAATGGTACTGGAAACGTATCACTAGCAGCAACAATACAACCAAATTCAGTTGGACTTGGAACAGATACAACTGGAGATTATGTAGCAAACATCACTGGAACATCAAACCAAATCACGGTTACTTCTGGAACTGGTGAAGGTTCTACACCAACATTAAGTCTTCCATCAAACTTAGTTGTTCCACAAGACTTAACTGTTACGAGAGACCTACAAGTCAATCGCAATTTAAATGTTACTGGCAATATTACAATTGGTGGAACATCCGCAACTTTATTTACAACTGAATTAAAAGTAGCAGATCCAGATCTTGTTCTTGGATTTAGAACTGATGGAAGTGGTAATGATGTTTCAAACGATACAACAGCAAATCATGGTGGTATTGCAGTTGCATCTACGGAAGGAAATCCATTAATATCACTTTATAATCCTGGTATTGGTGAATCTACTCTTGCCACATATAAGAAAATTATGTGGTTTAAGTCAGGTTCCTTTACTGGACTTAATACCGATGCTTGGTTAATTAACTATGCTGTTGGTATTGGTTCTACTCAATTCCCAACAGGAACAAGATTTGCTGCTGGAAATGTACAATTTACCCAAAATGATTTAGCAGTTGTAAGAAATATTAATGCTTCAGGAATTGTCACAGCATTAAGTTTTTCAGGTAATGCTTCTATAAGTCAATTAAATGTCTCTGGATTCTCTACATTATCCAGTATAAGTGCAGCAAACTTAACTCTTGCTGGAATCACTACAGGACTTAATGTTCCTGGAATCAGTACTTTAGGATTTATTACTTCATCATCATTAAATGTCTCTGGATTCTCTACATTATCCAGTATAAGTGCAGCAAACTTAACTCTTGCTGGAGTTACTACAGGACTCAATGTTCCTGGTATTAGTACTTTAGGATCAGTCTCTAATACTAACTTAAGTGTCTCTGGTGTCTCTACGTTCTCTGGAGGTGTTAATGCATCTCAAGGTGCTGATCTAGCCAGACTTAGAGTTACTGGTATTACAACATTAGGATTTATTACTGCAACATCTTTGAATGTTCCTGGAATCAGTACCTTAGGATTTATTACTTCATCATCATTAAATGTTTCTGGAGTCTCTACGTTCTCTGGAGGAATCAGTGGTTCCGAAGGTGCTGATCTATCCAGACTTAGAGTTACTGGAATCACAACTCTTGGACAAACCAATACCACTGGATTCTCTAATGCTGGTTTAAGTACGTTAGGTAATGCCACAGCATCAACTTTAGTAGTCTCTGGATTTTCTACGTTATCTAGTGTCAGTGCAGCAAACTTAACTCTTGCTGGAGTTACTACAGGACTTAATGTTCCTGGTATTAGTACCTTAGGATTTGTTCAAAACACTACTTTAAATGTCACTGGAGTCTCTACATTTTCTGGAGGAATCAATGGTTCTGAAGGTGTTGATTTAGCTAGACTTAGAGTTACGGGTATTACAACTCTAGGATTTATTACTGCAACATCTTTGAATGTTCCTGGTATTAGTACTTTAGGATTTATTACTTCATCATCATTAAATGTCTCTGGAGTCTCTACGTTCTCTGGAGGAATCAGTGGTTCCGAAGGTGCTGATCTATCCAGACTTAGAGTTACCGGTATTAGTACTTTAGGACAAACGAATACAACTGGATTCTCTAATACTGGATTAAGTACTTTAGGAAATGCAACTGCATCAACTTTAGTAGTCTCTGGATTCTCTACGTTATCTAGTGTCAGTGCAGCAAACTTAACTCTTGCTGGAGTTACTACAGGACTTAATGCTCCTGGTATTAGTACTTTAGGATTCGTTCAGCACACTACTTTAAATGTATCTGGATTCTCCACATTAGGAAGCATCAGTGGAGCAAATCTAACACTTGCTGGAGTTACTACAGGACTTAATGCTTCTGGAGTTGTTACTGCAACCTCATTCTCTGGTTCTGGCGCAAACTTAACATCACTTAATGCCACTCAGTTAACAACGGGTACAGTTCCAGCAGCACGTATTACTGCTTCTTCTGGCGATTTTACTGTAGGTAGTAATTTATACGTTAATGGTATATTAAGTGTTGGTGGTACAACCGTTATTTTAAATGTTCAGCAGTTACAAATTAGTGACAGAGACATTACTCTTGGTGTCACAACAGACGCAAATGGTGTTGATATTTCCACAGACAACACTGCAAATCACGGTGGCATTTCTGTTGCATCTACTGTTGGAACACCACTGATTAATATTCCAACAGACGCAGTTAACAATAGTCCATCCACATATAAACAGATTATGTGGGTTAAGCAGGGACATTACACTGGACTTGCCACCGATGCTTGGATATTTAATTATGGAGTATCAATTGGTAATACATCAACAGTACAAAATGGTAGCAGATTAACTGTTGGCGCTGGATTTACCGTATATGATAATTACTTAGATGCTCAAGATATTCGTGGAAGAAATCTTAATATTGTTGGTGTCAGTACTTTAGGAACTGCTAGTGCATCATCATTAAGTGTTTCTGGGACTTCTTCTTTCATTGGAGGAATCAGTGGTTCTGAAGGTGCTGATTTAGGAAGACTTAGAGTTACAGGTATTGCAACATTAGGTCAAACCAATACCACAGGATTCTCTAACGCTGGTGTATCTACTTTAGGCAATGCTACTGCATCAACTTTAGTAGTTTCTGGATTCTCAACACTAGGCATCACATCAGCAACAAACTTAACAGCACAGCAACTTAATATTTCTGGTGTTTCTACATTTGGTGGTAATCTTATTCCAAGTTCATCATCAGTGAATATTGGTGGTATTTCAAATCGTTTTGGTGTTGGATACTGGTCTGATGGATCTCATTATTATGGTACTAATAAATTATTTGTTTCCAGTGGTAGTGGTTTTGGTTTGGAAGCATATGTATCTAATGCGGCGTATCTGTTATCAAATGCTGGAGGTGGATCCTCTGGTAATGTTTATATTGACACCGTTGTTGGTGGTAAAGTTATTGCATATGGATCTGGGTCAGTACAAGTTTTACATAGTCAAAATGTAAAACTTCAAACTTCTGGTGTGGGTGTAACAGTCACTGGAATCACACAAACTGATAATTTAAGTGTAGGAACCGGTGGAACTGTAATTACCACAACTTCTTCTGGTCTTGTTGGCATAGGAACCACAAATCCAACATCTAAACTTCATGTTGTTGGTAGTGCTCTAATTACTGGTGTCTCAACAATTGCTAATTTCTCAATCACACCTGTAGGAACTGGAGCAACTGTTGGAGGTATTGGAGTTACTTATTATGGTGATGGTTCTCAACTCACAGGTATTTCTGCTTCTGGTGGTGTTTCTATATCAACAAACACTACCAATGCAAATCAGTATATACCTTATGCAACTTCTTTTGGATCAACCACTGGATTCGGTGCTACTACATTATTAGTTTATAATCCTTCATCGGGTAATCTTGGCATAGGAACCACAAATCCAACATCATCACTTACAGTTCAGGGTAGCACAAGAATTACTGGCATCACAAGCATTCGTGATGTTACAATAGACAAGAGCATTGCATCTCCAAACGCAACTGTTCCCGTTGCGATTATCGGCGTCACAACATCAGGAATTTCTACAGAGACAAATATTGATGTTGTTCTATTAGCAAAGGGCACAGGTGCAACGCTGGCTCAGGTGCCGGATGGGACGGTTGCGGGTGGGGATAAGCGGGGAACGGGTGCGACGGATTGGCAGAAAAGCCGTACTGCTGCCGCACGAGTGGCGTCAGGTGCTTACGCAACTATTACTGGGGGATCGGAAAACACTGCTTCTGGTACTTATGCCATTGCAGGTGGATACTTAAACACCGTTTCTGGGTCATACGCAACAGTTGCTGGAGGTCAAAACAATCAAGCTAGTGGTTCTCATAACAGTGCATTAGGAGGATATAACAACAATGCTTCCGGCACAATTAGAGCAACTATTGCCGGTGGCGACAGCAACACCGCCTCCAGCAACTACAGTTTCGTCGGCGGCGGCCTGAACAACACCGCCCAAACCAACACGCACGCAACGGTGTGTGGGGGGCAAAGCAATACGGCGAGCGGGCAGAATGCGTTTGTGGGGGGTGGGGGAAGCAATAATGCTACTGCTGCCTACGCCTTTATCGGTGGTGGATTCAGTAACACAGCTAGTACCGGTACTGCACCTACTGTTGCTGGTGGAAACAATAACAATGCATCAGGAAATTATGCGTTTATTGGAGGTGGTGAAGCTCATATTGCCAACGCTAATCACTCCGTTGTTCTTGGTGGAAATGCAGGAACTGTTCGTTCTATTGTAGGTAATTTTGTTTTTCCTGCTTGTGCTCAACCAATTTCAGCAACTCAAGGTGTCACTCAATCCGCCCTCCTTCTGCTAGCCCGCCAAACCACTAACGCTACCGCAACAGTTCTCACAAGCGATCAAAGTGCCGCCAGCACCACCAACCAAGTCATCCTGGCCAACAACGCCGCATATTTCTTTAAGGGGTCTTGTATTGCTGGTGTGACTGGTGCTGGTGATACAAAAGCATGGGAATTTAAAGGAGCAATCAAACGTGGTGCAAATGCTGCAGCAACATCTATTGTTGGTTCAGTCATCAAAGATGTGATTGCTTCTGATTCTGGTGCATCTGCTTGGGACATTACCATTACTGCTGATACAACAAACGGTGGTATTGCTGTCACTGTGACTGGACAAGCATCCACAACTATAAGATGGGTTTGCAAAATTGAGACCACCGAAATGACTTACTAATAAAGGAGATTAAAAATGGCATTACAATCATCACTTACAGAAACAAACATTGGTATTCCTCTCAATGATACTTATGCTCGTATCACTTTGATGCGTTGCGATAAAGAACAAACTTTATTGCAAGTTTCTCATTATGCAAATGCTGATGCTAGAAACAATAATGCATCACCAGTTTATGACAGAACTTTTATGATTCCATTTGCAGAATTGCAACCTGCATCCGACCCATTAGCAATGGGTTATAACTGGTTAAAAACACAATCAGAATATTCTGATGCAATTGATTGCTAATCAATAAATACCTAAAAGGAATATACTACTCCAATGGCTATTAATATTAATCATTATACAGATAATATTGTATCTTCTGGATCTACTGCGGTTATTAATAACTTCAGAATCACTTCAGTTGGATCTGGAGCAACTGTTGGAGGTATTGGAGTTACTTATTATGGTGATGGCTCAGGACTTACTGGTATTTCTGCTGGTGGAGTCTTTGCTGCTGATAATACAACTAATTTATATTCCTGTGCGATTACTTCATTCCCATCAAGAACCACAGGAGTTAATAACTTCTTTGTTGGATTTAATGCTGCAAAATCTTTAACATCAGGAAGTAATAATATTGGCATAGGAACCAGTGCTGGTGCGTCTATTACTTCTGGAAGTAATAATAACTTCTTTGGTCTATGTGCAGGAGTAAACAACACCTCTGGATATGATAACAATTTCTTTGGTCAACGTGCAGGATTTTGTAACACTACCGGATATTATAACAATTTCTTTGGTTATGAAGCAGGACGATCTAACACTAGTGGTATTAATAATGTCTTCATTGGATATGTTGCAGGACGTTCGAATACTACTGGATCTGATAACAATTTCTTTGGTTGTATTGCAGGACGATATAACTCCAACGGATCTTGCAACAATTTCTTTGGTCTTTGTGCTGGATCTACTAATACCTCTGGATGTGATAACAATTTCTTTGGTCAACGTGCAGGAAGATATCATACCACTGGACTTGATAATACCTTTATTGGACAAAATGCTGGCAGAGGTAGAAGTGGATTTAATGTTACTGGAGACAGTAACTTCTTTGCGGGTGTTGGAGCAGGTTATAGTGCAACAACAGCAAGACAGAATGTTGCTATAGGACATAGTGCATTACATAGAAACGAAACTGGAATTCATAACGTTGCTATTGGTGCAAGTGCTGGATTTGGCAATTTGAGTGGAAGTTTTAATAACTTCTTTGGTATTTTTGCAGGACGTTACAATACCACTGGATGTGATAATAATTTCTTAGGTCGTGCTGCAGGAAGATGCAACACCACTGGAAGTTGTAATAACTTTTTAGGTGTTTATGCAGGAATATACAACACTACCGGATCTAGACACAATTTCTTCGGATTCCGTGCTGGATTTAATAATACAACTGGATATTCAAATAATTTTATTGGGCAATATGCTGCACATCAAAATACAACTGGACAGTATAATAACATCTTTGGAGCCTTCGCAGGATATTGCAATACCACTGGATCTTACAACAATTTCTTTGGACGTTGTGCTGGATGGTATCATAGCACTGGTCAAAATAATACTTTTATTGGTGGATGTGCGGGAAGAGGTAGAAGTGGATTTAATGTTACTGGAGACAGCAACTTCTTCGCTGGTGTTGGAGCAGGTAATAGTGCCACAACAGCAAGACAAAATGTTGCTATAGGACATAGTACTCTTCATAGAAACACTACTGGAAGGCATAACGTTGCAATTGGTGCAAGTGCTGGATTTGGTGACGCTGCTGGATTAACTGGATCTCATAACTTCTTTGGTGGTTATCAAGCAGGATACTGCAACACCACTGGATCATATAATAACTTTTTTGGTCGCAACGCAGGATGTTGCAATTCTAGTGGAGGTTGTAATAACTTCTTTGGTACTGCCTCTGGAAGAAATAATACCACTGGAGGTCGCAATAACTTCATTGGTCGTTATAGTGGATTTAGTAATAGTACTGGAACTTATAATAACTTTTTTGGCAATATTGCAGGATATAACAACACCACTGGATGTAATAATAACTTCTTTGGTTATTTTGCAGGATACTACCATACCACTGGACTTGATAATACCTTCATTGGCAGATGTTCAGGTTGCGGTAGATTTGGATTTAATATCACTGGAGACAGCAACTTCTTTGCGGGTGTTGGAGCAGGTCTTAGTGCAACAACAGCAAGACAAAACGTTGCGATAGGTCATAGTGCATTACATAGAAATGAAACTGGAATTCATAACGTTGCCATTGGTGCCAGTGCTGGAGTCAATCAAACCTCTGGACAAAATAACATTCTTTTAGGCAACAATGTTAATTCTCCAGATCTTGCAGGAAGTAATCAATTAGTCATTGGTGTTGGAAATAGTGTTTGGATCTATGGAAACACTTCATTTAACGTTGGATTAGGAACCACAAATCCAACATCAAAACTTCATGTACTTGGTGATGTACGGGTTGTTGGAACTGTAACTGCAACAGCGTTTGTTGGAGATGGTTCTGGACTTACTGGTATTTCTGCTGGTTCTGGTAGTACAGCAAACATTAGTGCCACTACCTTAGTAGTCTCTGGATTCTCTACGTTAGGTAGTATCAGTGGAGGAAACTTAAGACTCACCGGCATCACCACAGGTCTCAGTATTCATGGATTTATAGGATTTACAACCAACAATAACATTAGAATTGGTAATGTATCTACTGGTTCTTCTATTACTTCTGGTACTAATAACTTCTTTGGTGGTAATAGTGCAGGTCAATTTACTACTACTGGAATTAATAATAACTTCTTCGGATGTAATGCAGGTCAGTGTAATGTGGGTGGAAATAATAATAACTTCTTTGGTGCTAGTGCAGGTAAATATAATGTGGGTGGATTAAATAATAACTTCTTTGGACCTAATGCAGGACTGCAAAATGTTGGTGGAAATAATAATAATTTCTTTGGTAGTTATGCAGGATTTAAAAGTACTGGATGTTTTAATAACTTTTTTGGTATTCGAGCGGGATTCTATAACACTACTGGATGTAATAATAACTTCCTAGGCCAAAATGCCGGAAGATATAACTCAACTGGAGGTGATAACAATATCTTTGGTAGTTCTGCAGGATATTGTAATGGATCTGGATGTCAAAACAACTTCTTTGGACCTGCTGCAGGATACTTTAATACCACTGGAAGTTATAATAACTTCTTTGGTAATGGTACAGGATTCAATAACACCACTGGATCTAATAATAACTTCTTTGGTAATTGTGCAGGAAATTTAAACACCACAGGAAGTAATAATAACTTCTTTGGTTCTTTTGCAGGAACTTTTAACGATTCTGGATCTGATAATATATTTTTGGGGCAAAGTGCCGGTAGCACTAATGTAACTGGATCTCAAAATATTGCTATTGGTTACAATCAACAAACGCCAATCACTTCTGGTTCCAATCAGTTAGTCATTGGTGCTGGTAATACTGCTTGGATTACTGGTAATAGATCTTATAATGTTGGTATCGGAACCACAAATCCAATCACAAAACTTGATGTCATCGGATCATTTAAGGCTGCAGAAACAAGAATACAAAATGTTGCAGAAAAACTTACAAGAGTTGATGGTAATACAGTTTCGATTGCCTATACTGGTGGAGGTGGAAATATTGGATTTGCAACCAATCCAACAGGAGACATTACACTTAATGTAACTGGAATTCCGACTGATAGTTCTTTTGATAATTACAGCATTACTTTCAGTGTAGTTGTAAATCAAACTGGAACTGCAAGATCTTGTACTGCAGTGAATTTAAATGGTGTTTCTAGAACAATTAGATGGTCTGGAGGATCCCTGGCAAGTGCAATAGTGGGAGTTACTACAACAAGTGGATACGATATCTACAATTTTACGGGCATTAATACTGTTGGATCAGCAAGCACCACATCAAATTATCAAGTTCTTGGAGTTGTAAATGGAGGTTTTAGATAATGTCTCCGATAATTAGTCGAGTAAGTTCTAGTTTTGGATTTGGCGCAATAAAAAAAATCATAGTTCCTTCGGGTGGTGGTGGAAGTGTATACAGTATTGTTTCTGGAAATAAAGCACCAGTTTACGGTTCTGGTGGAGGAAGTTATCCTCCAACTGGTAGTTGGACTGGATTGCAGAATGGATCTGTTGATGATGCATTTGTCACTGTTTCATTACCATTCAATTGGGCAATTAATAGTGGATTATGGGCAGTTGCGTATGTTGGATCAAATACTTATATTACTTTTGGAGCTGGTTCATCTCTTTATGCCAGTTTAAGTTCATCAAATCCAGGTTTAAATAAACTTATGCTTGGTGCAGCAGATAATTCCTATCAAAGAGTATCATCTATTAGTAATACAGCAGGTGGGCAAAGTTATGTAAGAATAAGATATGAAGGAAACAATACTACTGTTGGGACAGTAGGATCTCCTGGAATTGTTTATGAATGTACATTTTTTAACCCATCTAGTTTTGGAAATAAAAATGTCGTTGAAGTTTTAGTTGGTAATCATAACCAAACAAGTGGACAGTTTGGTGTTGCTAATACGGCCACATATTATGCATCAGGAACCATAGCCGCAAATAAAAGTTATGTTTTTGAGGGAGATAGTTCGGGAACTTCTTGGACGATATGGACAGATTATAGAGTTTCTGGAACAGATTACTAATTCTAAATATTAATAAAAATCATGACAACATTTAATGTTTATAAATCTCAAGATGATGGTAGTAGAACACTTCTTTATTCCACTGAAAATGAAGAAGATGCTAAATCCGAAATGGATAAATTGGCACAAGAACTTATTAATGCAAACGATCCTTCAGTGATTTTCTATGAGGGAATAGATTATTTTGAGAAATAAAATGAAAACTTTTAAACAATTCCAAGAAGAGTGGAGTAATAAATATAAAAAGAGTATTGATTGCTCAAATCCGAAAGGTTTTTCTCAACGTGCTCATTGTGCAGCGAGAAGAAAAAGAGCAAAGGGTGAAGAAACTAAATCAAAACCAGTTGAGTAATGCCACAGATCAAGACACATAAAACAGTTGAGCAAATTGCAAAGAAGCATCGTCTTGATGTGTCTTTTATACAAAAGCAACTTGAAATGGGCGAACCAATTGAGCATGAGCATACAAAAGATCATGACTTAGCAAAAGACATTGCACTGCAACATCTTGATGAAATTCCGGACTATTATACACGTCTGAAAAAAATGGAGGCAGATGCTAAAAAGCATCATAAAAAATTTAAAGATGTAAAAGAGGATGCAGATGCTGGCGTAGATGATATGGATTCACCTTTTCATGCAGTACATTCTGTTCATGTCGATCATGACAAAAGATATTGCCCGAAATGCAAAAGGGTTGAAATGAGAAAAGAATGTAAATATGGTCCAATGTATTGGGACATGTTTTCTTTACCAAAAGAACTGAAAGAAGAAACAAAGTCTGGTGATGAAGGTCTTCATGATTGGTTTAATAAATCAAAGTCAAGTGATGGTAAAAAAGGATGGGTTCAGTTAGGTGGAAAGTGGGCAGGGAAACCATGTGCTCGTCAACCGGGACAAACTTCTACACCAAAATGTGGAAGTTCCGAAATGAAGAGATCACTTTCCAAAGATGAAGAAGAATCGGCAAGAAGAAGAAAAAATATTCAAGATCCAAATCAACCACAAAAAACAGGTGCTGCCAAACCAACAAATGTAAGAACTGAGGACATGGATTTACAAGAAGTCAAAGACAAACCAAGTAAGGGTAGTGGTAAAAAAGACGCCTGTTACAATAAAGTAAAATCAAGATATGATGTTTGGCCAAGTGCTTATGCATGTGTTCCCGAAAAAACATCAAAATCTTTAACTAAAGAAGGATGGAAAGGTATTGATGAATTAAATATTGGAGATGATATATTAACTTATAATATTCAAAAAGATGAATTGGAATTTAAACCAATAATTAATTTACATAGATATAAAAATGTAAAAACAAATATTATCAAAAGTGGAAATAATGGATTTATTTTTGAGTCAACAGATAATCATAAATGGGTGGTAAAATTACCAGAAACTACTGGTAATCGGATTTGTAAATATGAAAGGATAAATGATAAATCTTTAATTGAAACTAGTGAAATTTTATTAAATAAAAATAATAAACATTTAGTAGTATCAGCACCATATTTTGGAGGGACTCCAACTAAAAGTGATAAAATTTTTAAATATGGTTCTAACTGGATTAAATATATTTTAGATATAACTCAGGAACAAAGACAATCGTGGTTATTCAGTGCTATTGTATATGATGGGAATCAACAAAAAATACAAAGATTGACAGAAAATGATGAGAATGTTAATGAGTTAGACTGGATGTATACTAGTTCTTGTGAAAACAAGCAAACTTTTGGACTTAAACAAAAAGATATTCAACACAGAGATGCATTCTTATTAGCAGCTTTTTTAAATTCGGGTTTGGTGACTTGGAAAAAATCTCCAAATAAGAATATATATTCTTGTCATTATACAAGTAATAAAAGATTCAAAAATACATCCAACTTTAAATTAATTAAAGAAAATATTTCAGATGTTTGGTGTCCAGAAACAGAAAATGGTACTTGGGTTATGATGCAAGAAACTAATGGAAATGGCATTATAACTATAACTGGTAATTCTGGAGCACTTGTTAAGTGTCGTAAAGTTGGTGCAGACAATTGGGGAACTAAATCGGAGGCGACCATGCACGAAGAAGAAAGATATTGCCCTTTGTGCAATAAAAGAGAAACAAGATCTGAGTGTTCCTATGGTGAAAAGGCATGGGATAAAGTTTCTGTAAAAGACCACGAATACTCAATGGTTCGTTCAGAACTTAAAACAATCATGAATGCAGCGAAAAGACTTAATGCAAAAGTAGGAAAGGGTGAAGGAAATCTTGAGGCATGGGTGCAGTCAAAAATTACTAAGGCAGCAGATTATATTGATACAGCAGCTGATTATGTTACAAGTGGAGAGATGGAAGAGCAAAGATTAACAGATAAAATTATTGATGAAATTTTAAATGAAAAATGTTGGTCTGGTTATAAGAAAAAGGGAATGAAGACAATGTTTGGAAAAAGATATCCAAATTGTGTAAAAGCAGAAGATGTATCACTAGAAGATGCAGATGGAAATACTTTTGCAGAAGTCATTGATTTAATTAAACCAGATCCAATTCAGGGTACGGCATCACAACCAGAAAAAGTCGAAGAAATGGTGAGACTTCAGTCAGAAAATGGAAACGTTGTTGCAATTACATTATCTTGGAGAGGAAAGTATTATGCAATTCAGATGTTCTTTCCACAATCAAAACTTCCAAGTCGTCAAGAAATAGCAGCAGAAATTCAGAAGATTTATCCAGACTCAAGATTAGTTCATCATTCAGTATCTGAAATTCAACCAGGTCAACCAATTATTAGAGTTGGATATCAGGGAGGAAGTCCTGCAAAATTAGGACCAAATAAAAATTATGTAAAACCAATGGGAGAAGAAGTTGAGATTGATGAGGATTGGCAATCAGTTAATCGTAAGGATAAAACTGATGGATTAAGTCAAGCAGCAGTAAATGCTTATCGTCGTGAGAATCCTGGTTCAAAACTCCAAACTGCAGTGACTGAAAAGAATCCATCAGGTAAAAGAGCAAAACGTCGTGCATCATTTTGCCGTAGAATGAAGGGAATGAAATCAAAACTGACTTCTGCAAAAACTTCAAGAGATCCAGATTCAAGAATTAACAAAGCACTTCGCCGTTGGAATTGTAGTTGATTATGTCAAATGAACTTTCCGATCTTTTTAAGTTAGTTGCTGAAGAAAAAAGAAGAAAAAAAGAAGAATTGGAATCTTTGATTGGAGATTCTTTTGAGAAACTTTTCATCGAACAACTTCAACCAAAAAAGAAAAAAGAGATTAAAAAAAATAAAGAAGAAATCAAAATAATCAAAGAAGAAGTAATTACTGAAGGTCTTCTTAATATTCCACCAGAAGAAAAAACTCCAGATCCATTAACTCCCCTAAATCAAAATTTTGTAACTTTAGATGATCTGAATAGACATTATAACTTATTCCTTTCTCGTATTCAACAACAACTATCAACATTAGGTGGTGGTGGAGAGACAAATTTGGCATATATGGATATGCCAGTTACTTATGTAACATCATCTTCATATACAATAACTTCACGGGATTATTATATTGGTGTTAATTATGCTGGAGCAGTTACTATAACACTCCCAACACCAAGAAAGAATGGAAAGGTATACATAGTAAAAGATGAACTTGGAGAAGCATCCAAGGGAACGAATAGATATATAACAATTCTCCCATCAGGATCCGATTTAATTGATGATGAGGATAGAGTAATTCTTGCATATGATTTTGGTTCACTTACTTTTGTTTATAGAAACGGTTGGAGGGTAGTTTAATGTCTCATTTATATAAACCAAGTCAAGAACAATTTGATGCTTTTGGACGCTTAAGAACTTCAAGTCCATTAACACTTTTTGATTCTTCTCATAGATATAGAGATAATAATCTTTTTACCAGTTTGATTGTAGGAACTGGTTCAACAGTTGGATTTGTAACGACTCAAGGTTTAGTAGATATAACTGTTGGTGTTGGAAGCACTGCATCAGTTATCAGAGAAACTACAAAAGTATTTTCATATCAACCAGGAAAGTCATTGCAAATAATCAACACATTTGTAATGAATGCGCCAAAAACAAATCTTCGCCAAAGAGTTGGATACTTTGGTGCCGATAATGGAATTTATTTTGAGATTGATGGTTCTACTGTAAATTTTGTAGAAAGAAGTATTGTAAGTGGAACACTTACAGAAACTCATGCTCCACAATCATCTTGGTTATATGATAAGATGGATGGAACAGGTCCTTCTGGATATACACTTGATCCATCTAAAGGACAAATTATGTGGACGGATATTGAGTGGTTGGGATTGGGAACAGTCAGAGTTGGATTTGTAATTGACGGTCAATTTATTCACTGTCATTCATTCCATCACGCAAATCTTATCCAATCAACTTATATTACAACAGCAGCATTACCAATAAGATATGAGATTACAAACACTGGCGTTACAACCAGTGCAAGTACATTAAAACAAGTTTGTTCTACTGTATTGTCAGAAGGTGGTTATGAACTTCGTGGATTGCAACAAGCAGTTGGAACGGCAGTTACAAGCCCTGTAACTTTAGCAACAGTTGGGACAGATTATACTGTAATTTCACTTCGTTTAAAAGCATCACCAGATAGATTGGACGCAATTGTAATTTTGACTGCAGTTTCAATGTTAGGAACTACAAATAATGCAAACTATAACTGGAAAGTTGCGGCAAGTGGTATAACAAGTGGAGGAATTTGGGTAAGTGCAGGTTCTGATAGTGCTGTGGAATATAAGATTGATGGTGGAACTCATAGTGGTGGCAGAGTCCTTGCATCAGGATTTTTTAATTCATCTCAACAATCTTCAGTTCCAGTAGATATTCTAAAAGAAGCATTATTTAAATTTCAGTTAGAAAGAGATAGATTAACTAACACACCTTATGAACTTACTTTGATATGTTCTGGTAGTACTATAAACGCACAACTTTTTGCATCAATGGATTGGGAAGAGATTAGTAGGTAATTTACTATGAGTGATGTATACCTTGGTAATCCGCTTTTAAAAAAAGCAAATACACAAATTGAATTTACTCAAGAACAAATACTTGAATTTGTCAAATGTAAGGATGATCCTGTTTATTTTGCAAACAATTATGTCAAGATTGTAACTCTTGATCATGGACTGCAAACTTTTAAACCATATCATTTTCAAGAGAAATTAATTAATAATTTCCACCAAAACAGATTTAATATCTGCAAGATGCCTCGTCAGACAGGCAAAGCTTTGTCATTAGATACACCAATTCCAACTCCAAATGGTTGGACAACTATGGGAGATCTTAAAGTTGGCGATGACATTTTATCACCAACTGGAGATTCTGTTTCAGTTATAATGAAGACCGAAACAATGTATAATCATGATTGTTATAAAATATATTTTGATAATGGTGAAGAAATAATTGCCGATGCTGAGCATTTGTGGGAAGTGAATAGTTCGTATTGGAGAACTGGAAAAAAAGTTATAACTTCTAAGGATATATTTGACCAGTATCAATCAAAAATAAAAAATAAAAGGGGAAGAGGATTTCAAGGATCTTTATTTGTAGATAAATCAAAACCAATCAACTTTATCAAAAATGTATTAAATATTGATCCATATCTTCTTGGTGTTTGGTTGGGTGATGGATATTCTTATGATGGAAGAATAATTGCACATAAAGACGATTACTATTTCTATAAAGAAAAGTTTAATATAGAACATGAAAGAGAATCTAATAATTGTATTAGATTTAAAATTAAAAATTTACATTCCAAGTTAAAAGAGTATAACTTAATTAAAAATAAACACATTCCACTAAAATATCTCCGTTCATCCTATGAAGACAGATTGGAACTTCTTCGTGGTTTAATGGATACTGATGGATCTGTTAGAAAAAACAGCAGATCATTTGAATTTTATCAAAAAAATTATGATTTAATCTTACAGGTTGTTGAGTTACTTTCTTCTCTTGGTATAAAATCAACTGTAAGACGAAAAGAAATTAAAGGAAATTTTTATTACACTGTATCTTTTTCAACTAAAGAAAGAGTATTTAATCTTCCAAGAAAGATTAAAAATATAAATTTAAAAAAGTCAGAAAGAAAGCAAGAAAGTAGACATTATATTCATAGAATAGAAAAAGTTGATAGTGTACCAGTTGCATGTATACAAGTTAATAGTGAAGATCATTTATTTTTGTGTGGTAAAACTTTTATTCCTACACATAATTCAACAACTGTTGTTGCATTTCTTTTGCACTATGCAGTTTTTAACGATAATGTAAATATTGGTATTCTTGCAAACAAAGCAGCTACTGCAAGAGAACTTTTAGATAGATTGCAGACTGCATATGAGAATCTACCAAAGTGGATGCAGCAAGGTATTATTTCTTGGAATAAAGGTTCTTTAGAGTTAGAAAATGGATCAAAGATTTTAGCAGCATCCACATCAGCATCTGCTGTTCGTGGTATGTCTTTTAATATTTTGTTCTTGGATGAATTTGCATTCGTTCCAAATCATATTGCTGATTCTTTCTTCGCATCCGTTTATCCAACAATTACTTCAGGTAAACAAACTAAAGTTATTATAGTTTCCACTCCACATGGTATGAATCACTTCTACCGAATGTGGCATGATGCAGAAAAAGGAAAAAATGAATATGTTTATACTGATGTTCATTGGTCTGAAGTTCCTGGTAGAGATGATGAGTGGAAAAAGCAAACAATTGCAAACACATCTGAACAACAGTTTAAAGTTGAGTTTGAATGCTTGGGTGGAGAAACTTTAATAGAAATACAAGATGATAATGAAAGTATCAGTAAAATATCTATGGAAGATTTATATGATAGAATGTGAATTTCTTGGATTATAAATAGTAATAAAATGTATTATATCTATTTTCTTAAAGATTTAAATAACAAAGTTCAGTATATTGGACAAACTCAAAATCCAGATACTAGAAGAAGAGAACATAAAAGAAATAAACCACCACATACTTTTGAATTGATAGAGCAACTTCAAGTTTCATTGGAAGCAAAAAATTTGGAAATCGAATACATAAAAAAATATGATACTTATAAAAATGGATGGAATAAATCTCCAGGAGGAGAAGGATTTGAAAACTATGATAGAAGTGGTATTGGTGGCGTAAAGAAAGGGAATATACCTTGGAATAAAGATGTTAAGCATTGTTTTTCCGAAGAAACAATCAATAAAATGAAATCTGCGAGAAAAGGTAGAGTTTTTAGTAGAAAAATAACTGATGATCAAATTAAAGAAATAAGAGATTTATATGAAAAAAGTCCTCATTTGAATGATGTTGGTTTAATAATGAAAAATGGCAAAAAAATGTCATATATACAATCATTTTGTAAAGAATATTGCAGTAAATATAATATAACTCCACAAGGAATGAAAAGAATTATTTTGAGAGAGTGTTGGAAAAATGTTTAAACTTAATAAAAAATTTCAAGTAAAAACTCCAACGGGGTTTAAATATTTTTCAGGAATTCAAAAAGTCTATAAACCATTTTATCATCAAATAATTTTTGATGATGGTACTGAAATAAAGTGTTCGGATAAACATGCTTTTGGGGCAGAAAAAATAAGAGCAGATTCAATAAAAGTAGATGATATTATACAAGGAAAAAAAGTTGTATATAATGAAATTGTAGAAAAAGGAATATATCTTTATGATCTACTTGATGTTGGAGAAGATAATCTTTACTATTCAAACAATCTTATCTCACACAATTGTGAATTCTTAGGATCTGTTGATACACTAATTGCACCATCTAAACTCAGAAACCTCGTCTACGACCACCCCAAGACCCGTAGTGCAGGTTTAGATGTTTATGTGGATCCTGAAGAGAATCATGACTATTTGATTACTGTAGACGTTGCTAGAGGTGTAGGGAATGATTATTCAGCATTTACCGTAATTGATATTACACAATTTCCTCATAGAGTTGTAGCAAAATATAGAAACAATGAAATTAAACCAATGCTGTTTCCAAGTATTATTAGTGAAATTGGAAAAAGTTACAGCGATGCATATATTTTATGTGAGGTAAATGATGTTGGAGATCAAGTAGCAAGTATTCTTCAGTATGACTTGGAATATAAAAATCTTTTGATGTGTTCTATGCGGGGAAGAGCAGGACAAATTGTTGGACAAGGATTTTCTGGAAAGAAAACTCAACTTGGAGTTAAGATGTCCAAGACTGTAAAAAAAGTTGGATGTCTCAATCTTAAAACAATGATTGAGGAAGACAAGTTATACTTAAATGATTATGAGATTATTTCAGAATTAACAACATTTATACAAAAACATAATTCATTTGAGGCAGAAGAAGGTTGCAATGATGACCTAGCAATGTGTTTAGTCATATATGCTTGGTTAGTTGCACAAGATTATTTTAAAGAACTTACGGATCAAGATGTAAGAAAACGTTTATATGAAGAACAAAAAAATCAAATTGAGCAGGATATGTCTCCATTTGGATTTATATCTGATGGATTAGACTCAAATAGTTTTGTTGATGTTGATGGCGATAGATGGTTTGTTGATGAGTATGGTGATCGTTCTTACATGTGGGAGTACATGTAAATGGACTTAGATGATCAAATCAAATTGGGGCATCTTCTTCTTGTTGATAGAAAATGTAGGTCATGTGGCGAATTAAAAAATTTAGTAGATGAATTTTATCGTACAAGAAAAAATAGAGGACATGTCGCATCTTCATATTCTTACGAATGTAAGGATTGTACTAAAAAAAGAATAGTTAAAGGGAGAGTAAAAACTGTAGTTTTTGATAGATGGCAATATCCTGACTGGTAGTGCTTGTTCATGCACGGTTTCCCCTATGAAAAGTATTTTTTTAATAAATATTTTTTAGATAAACTGAGAATTTACGGAGAAAAACATGGCGACTCCTCAATTATCTCCAGGCGTACTCGTCAGAGAGGTTGACTTAACAGTAGGAAGAGCTGATAATGTTTTAGATAATATTGGTGCAATTGCTGGACCTTTTCCAATTGGACCTGTTGACTACCCAATTGATATTACTACGGAACAAGATTTAATCAACGTATTTGGCAAACCACTGTCTACAGATGCTCAATACGAATATTGGATGTCTGCAGCATCTTACCTTTCATATGGTGGAGTTCTTAAGGTTGTTAGAACTGGTGGCAATGCTTTAAGAACTGCAACTGCTGGTGTAGGATCTGCATTAACAACATTACAATTAGATAACTATGATGATTATCAAAATAATCATCAAAATGATACAACTTGGTATTATGCTGCTAAGAATGAAGGAACTTGGGCAAATAACTTAAAAGTATGTGTGATTGACGATCTTGCAGATCAAAGAATCGCAATTACAACAGCAGCTGCTTCTTTAAATGCCGCAGTTGGACTTGGAGTTAGTTTAAGTCTCTCAAATGTCACTATTGCTGGAGTTGGAACAACATCATCATTCAGTGGATATTTAAAAGGAATTATCACTGGTATTTCCACAAGTTCATCTACTGGAACTTCCACTCTTGATGTTAAAATTGTTTCCAGAGTATCCTCTACAGGAACGGAAACCAAAATCACTTATGCAGAAAATACTGCATATGCAGCATTTGGCACTGGATCTGTTAGTGGAGTAGGAACGACTTTTAGTATCGTAAGTGCCGCTGGTACAATCCTTGGTCTTACTACAATTTCATCAGTCTCTGACTGGTATAATGAGCAAACTTTAGGATTAACAAACTCAACAATTTATTGGAAGTCAATTGCACCAAAACCAACTACAACTCAGTATGCAGCAAATAGAAATGGCAGAAATGATGGCATTCACGTTGTTGTAGTTGATGATCTTGGAACTATCACAGGAATTCAAGGAAATATTATTGAAAAACATGTAGGACTCTCAAAGGCAGTTGATGCAGTTTCTGCAGTCAATTCTCCACAAAAAATATGGTATAAAAATTACATCGCAGATTTCTCTGCAAATATTTTTGCTGGACACAATCCTTCTGCTGCTGCAGATTCCCATCAAGGTACAACTCCAACAGCAACTGGATTTACAACATATTCTGGAGTTGCTTCTGCATCATTTGTTGCAATATCAACAGCAAATGGTCTTTGGAATCAAAATGCTCAAGACGTAACATTCAGTTCTGTAGGAAACAAAACATACACGTTAACGAGTGGTGTTGATTATTCTTCTGGTGGTGGAATGGCAGCAGATCTTGGAAGTCTTGTCACATCTTATAATTTGTTTAGTAATAAAGATCAAATTGCAGTTGATTATTTAATCATGGGACCTGGATTGGGAAGCAAAGATCTTTCTCAAGCAAAAGCTAATCATTTAATTAGTGTTGCGGAGGCAAGAAAAGACTGTGTTGCATGTATTGGTCCGCACAGAGCAGACCTAGTTAACATCACAAATACAACAACTCAAACAACAAATCTTGTTACATACTTTAGTCCGATTAGTTCTTCGTCATACGCAATTTTTGACAGTGGATATAAGTACACATACGACAGATTTAATAACCAATTTAGATATATTCCATGTAATGCAGATGTTGCTGGTTTAATGTGTCGTACAAATATTGTTGCATATCCTTGGTTCTCTCCAGCAGGACAGCAAAGAGGTGTTCTAAACAACGTTGTTAAACTTGCATACAATCCATCAAAGGCTCAGAGAGATCAACTTTATCCTCAAAGAGTGAATGCGATTATCACAAAACCAGGTGTTGGAACGATTCTATTTGGTGATAAAACTGCACTTGGTTATGCATCAGCATTTGATAGAATCAATGTTCGCCGTCTGTTCCTCACAATTGAGCAAGCACTCCAAAGAGCTGCAGATGCTCAACTATTTGAGTTAAATGATGAATTAACAAGAGCCAACTTTAGAAATATTGTTGAGCCATACCTGAGAGATGTTGAGGCAAAACGAGGACTCTATGGATTCCTGGTTGTTTGCGATACATCAAACAATACTCCTGATGTTATCGATAACAATGAGTTTAGAGCAGATATTTATCTGAAACCAGCTAAATCAATTAATTATGTAACGCTTACTTTTGTTGCTACAAGAACTGGCGTAAGTTTCGAAGAAGTAGCAGGTAGAGTTTAATTTATCAATCTAAATAACAAAAGGAGGATTTAACAATGGCAACAACAAGAGAAAACAAAACAATCTCTCAGTTTAAATCAGCACTTATTGGTGGCGGTGCTCGCCCCAATTTGTTTGAAGTAGAGATGACAACTTTACCTTCTGGCATTGCTTGGAATGCTGACAACTTTAGATTCATGTGCAAAGCGGCTGCTCTTCCTGCACAAAATATTGCATCAATTGATGTTCCATTTAGAGGAAGAATTTTTAAAGTTGCCGGAGATAGAACAATTGATACTTGGTCTGTAACAGTTATTAATGACGAAGGTTTTATTCTAAGAAATGCATTTGAGCAATGGGCAGATTTAATTGCCAGATTAGACAATAACATTGGTGCTACTGATCCAGTAGCATATATGACAAATGCAACTGTTTATCAGTTAGGAAGAGGATCAACTCCCAATAGCACAACAAATACAGGGAACGCTAATGCAGTATTAAAAGAATATCAATTTATCGATATTTTTCCAACTCAAGTTTCTCAGATCGATCTTTCATATGATTCGGGAGATACGATTGAGGAATTTACTGTCGAGTTCCAGGTTCAGTCCTTCACTGCTGCTGGAGCTGGTGGTCCAAACGGTTAATAAATAGTATTAAAGATACAATAAATTATGTCAAAGTTATTTGGGTTCTCAATTGAGGACACTGAAAAGTTATCACCATCTTCGGTTTCCCCCGTTCCTCAAAATAATGAGGACGGGGTTGACCACTATTTAAGCAGTGGATTTTTTGGATCTTATGTAGATTTAGAAGGTGTATATAGAACTGAATTTGAACTTATCAAAAGATATCGTGAAATGGCACTTCATCCAGAATGCGATAGTGCTATTGAGGATATTGTAAATGAAGCAATTGTTTCCGACAGTAATGACGTTCCCGTTCAACTTGATTTAGATAATCTAAACGCAAGTGACGGCATTAAGAAGAAGATAAGACAAGAATTTAAATATATTTTAGACTTATTAGATTTTGATAAAAAGTGCCACGAGATTTATAGAAATTGGTATATTGACGGCAGAATTTATTATCATAAAATTATAGATTTTAAAAATCCACAAGAAGGAATTCAAGAACTGCGATACATTGACTCAATGAAAATGCGTCATGTTCGCCAACAAAAAAAAAGTTCTGAAAACAAACTTGCACCAATACAAAGGTTGCAGGGTGAAAATCCAATGGATTATGAATTTCCAGAAATTGAAGAATATTTTATTTACAATCCAAAAACTCCATTTCACTCAACAAATCCAACTTTAACTGGTGCTGGTCAAGGAATTAAAATTGCCAAAGATGCAGTTACATATTGCACTTCAGGACTTGTAGATAGAAATAAAGGAAATACCTTATCATATCTCCATAAAGCGATTAAGTCACTCAATCAACTTCGCATGATTGAGGATTCTCTTGTCATTTATCGTTTATCTCGTGCTCCAGAAAGAAGAATTTTCTATATTGATGTAGGCAATCTTCCCAAGATTAAGGCAGAACAATATCTTCGTGATGTAATGATGCGTTATCGCAATAAACTTGTGTATGATGCAAACACTGGTGAAATTCGTGATGATAAAAAGTATATGGCAATGTTGGAAGATTTTTGGCTTCCACGTAGAGAAGGTGGAAGAGGAACTGAAATCTCGACTCTTCCAGGTGGTCAAAATCTTGGAGAAATTACTGACATTGAGTATTTTAAGAAAAAACTCTACCGTTCACTCAATGTTCCACCATCAAGAATGGATGGTGAAGGTGGATTTAATCTTGGACGTTCTTCGGAAATTCTGCGCGACGAACTTAAATTTACTAAGTTTGTTGGTCGTTTAAGAAAAAGATTTTCAAATATGTTTAATGATATGTTAAGAACTCAATTGATTCTTAAAAATATTATTACTCCAGAAGATTGGGAATCAATGAGTGAGCATATTCAGTATGATTTTCTGTATGACAATCATTTTTCAGAACTTAAAGATGCAGAACTTTTAAATGAAAGATTGGCAATGGTAGCAACTGCAGAACCATACATTGGAAAATATTTTTCTCAAGACTATGTAAGAAGAAAAATTCTTCGCCAAACGGATGAAGAAATTTTAGAGCAAGATAAACTCATTGAAAAAGAAATTAAAGACGGAATTATTCCAGATCCAAACACTCCCGTTGATCCGATGACTGGTATGCCATTGGATGCTGCAGGAGCACCATCAGGAATGGATCTTGGACAACCAGTTATGGAACCAGATTTGGAATCTCAGGGAAAGGCAACTGAAGCGCCAAGTATTCCAAAGGGTGGAGAGATATAAATACTAAAGAATTTAACGCAAGAATATCATGGATGATCTTTTAGATATGATTGTTTCAGATGAGTCACCATCAGAAATTAGCGACAAAATTAAAGAAATTTTGTTTGCAAAATCTGCAGAAAAAATTGATAATTTTAGACCTTATGTGGCAGATTCTTTTTTTGGTTCAGATGAGGAAGAATAATTAAAACAATAAATAATTATTAAATGAATTATAAAGAATAATGGCACATAGACCAGTTGGGGCGGGAGTCTCTGTTAGTACAAGCACTGTAGCTGCTGCTACAACATCGTTTCCAATTCAAAGTGATACTTTGAGAGTTGTTGCTCTTGGAGCAAATGCTTTTGTCTCTGTGGGAACAAATCCAACAGCAACTCTTGCAGATTATCTGATTCCTGCAGGAACTTCAGCAACTCTTGCTCTTACAAAAGCATCTCAAAGAGTTATTGGAATTACGACAGGAACAACAACGGTGATTACTTGTCCAGAGGGAACTCAAATGCCTTTTGGTGTTGGAGATAAAGTTACTCTTTCTGGTGCAAATTTTGCACAATATAATACATTAATTACTGATGCAGAAGTTTTATCTGTAAATACGAATACATCGTATAACGGAAACTTCCAAACATCTATTACTGTAGATGCTAACACGAGTGGAATTACAACTGCATTTAGTTCTCCAGATGCAACACTAAGGAGATCCAATAGAATTTCTGCAATTACTAATGGTGGAGCAGGATCTATTTTTGTACAACAAGTTCAAATCTCAGGACAAGCGTAATGAAACTCATCAGAGAAGAAATCGAAAAAGTTGAAGTTCTTACAGAGAATGTAAATGGAAAGAAATCCCTTTTCATTAAAGGTATTTTTCTCCAAAGTGAGTGCGTTAATCGCAATGGAAGAATGTATCCATTTTCGATTATGGAAAGAGAAGTGAAACGTTATAATGAAAATTATGTACAAAAAGGTCGTGCTCTTGGAGAACTTGGTCATCCAGATGGACCAACGGTAAACCTTGATAGAGTTTCCCATAAAATTACTGAGCTTTATCAAAATGGCAACAACTTTGTAGGTAAGGCACAAATTTTATCAACACCAATGGGAAAAATTGCAGAGTCTCTTCTTAAGGATGGAGTAACTCTTGGTGTATCATCTCGTGGTATTGGTTCTCTTAGAGAAAATACTAAGGGTTACAAAGAAGTTGGTGAAGATTTTATGTTAGCAACTGCTGCTGATATCGTTGCAGATCCATCTGCACCTGATGCTTTTGTTCAGGGAATTATGGAAGGAAAGGAGTGGATATGGGATGGTGGAATCTTAAGAGAAAAGTTTGCAGAAAATACTAAAAAAAGAATAAATACATTTGTTGATCAGGGTATTCTTGAGGAATACAAGCTGTCACTCTTTAATGAGTTTTTAAATTCATTGTAATTTCTTAATTTATAAATAAATATAGATTTAATACAGGAAAATCGGAGAGTTCAAATGTCTCGTGGTACAAATTTACAAGAAATGGAAGTAGGCACTAAGCAATCCAAAACTGCTGTAAATGCAAATGCTAAAGCAGCAGATGGAATGCCATCTCTTTCAGGATCAACTCCAGGTCAAACCGGTGGATGGGAAGATTTAGGCGGTCCAGATCCATCAAATTATCGCCCAACTGACGATTCTGCAAAATTAAAAACTCCAGGAGCAACTCTGAAGCAAGTTAGAGATGTTGTCAATAAGGGAGCAAAATCAGCAATGCCAATGCCTGCTGGTGTGAAGGAAGACTATGAAGAAGATGAAGAACTCTTAGAGGGTAGAGAAGAAGAGGAAGAGGAAGAGGAAGAGGAAGAAGAGGAAGAAGGTGGCAAGAAATCTACTAAGAAAAAAGTAGAAGAGGCTAAGAAGCACAAAGAGGAAGAAGAGGAGGAAGAAGAGGAAGAAGAGGAAGAAGAGGAAGAGGAAGAGGGTGGTAAAAAGAAAAAAATGGAAGAAGAGTTTGACATCGAAGAAGATGTCAATGCCCTTCTTTCTGGCGAAGATCTTTCTGAGGAATTCCAAGAGAAAGCACGTACTATCTTTGAAGCAGCACTTCGTTCGAAGGTTTCTGAAATTAAAGAAACTATTGAAGAGCAATATGAAATTGCTCTTGCAGAAGAGGTAGAAGAAATCAAAGAAGCACTTGCAGAGCGTGTTGATGCTTATCTGGAATATGTTGCAGATGAGTGGATGCAAGAAAACGCTCTTGTTATCGAAAAAGGTCTTAAGACTGAAATGACCGAATCATTCCTTTCTGGAATGAAGGAACTTTTTGAAGCACATTATGTAACAATCCCTGAAGATAAATATGATGTTCTTGAGAATATGGTAGAAAAACTTGATGATATGGAGACAAAACTCAACGAGCAAATTGAGAAAAACGTTTCCCTTAACAAGCGTCTCGCAGAGTCGGTTGCTGATGGGATTTTAGATCAAGTTTCTGAGGGACTTGCGTCAACTCAGAAAGAGAAGCTCGCTTCACTTGCCGAAAGTGTTGAGTTTGAAAGTGAGGCAGAATATCGTGAAAAACTGGAGACTTTAAGAGAATCATATTTCTCTTCAAAGGCGACATCTCCATCAACTAAAGCAGAAACACTGTCTGAAGGTGTTGATCAGTCACCAGAATTCGTTTCGGATTCTATGGCAGCATACTTAAAGACATTGAGTGCCTTTAGCAAAAATAATTGAGTTTAATATTAATCAAACACAAACTTCACAAAGGTAAAAGCAAATGTTCTATTCCGAACAATTGCAGGAAAAGTGGGCACCTCTCCTCAACTATGAGGGTCTTGATCAAATCAAAGATTCCCATCGTAGAGCGGTAACCGCTGTCCTGCTAGAAAACCAAGAAAAATTTTTAAGAGAGCAATCTGCATTTGAGCATGGCTCAATGAGTATGCTCATGGAATCACCAACCAACAGTGGTAATGCTGCTGGTGCCTCTGGTGGATTCGGTGGTGGTGCTACCCCAGGTGGTCCTGTTGCAGGTTTCGATCCTGTTCTGATCTCACTGATCAGACGTTCAATGCCTAACCTGATCGCATATGATCTGGCAGGTGTTCAACCAATGAGCGGTCCTACTGGACTCATCTTTGCAATGCGTTCTCGCTATACCAATCAGAGTGGAACTGAATCCTTCTACAACGAAGTTGATTCAGCATTCTCTGGTGAGGACGCAGGTCGTGACCAAACTGCAGGATTTAGTGATACTGCAGCTGGTATGGGTACAACCTCACAGTCAGGTTCTAACCCATCAGTTCTCAACCCAGTTTCAACTGCAACCTCAACTGCATATAATGTAGGTCAAGGTTTAGTAACTGGTGATGCAGAAAACCTGGATGGTACTGGAGGTAATGCCTTCAACCAGATGGCATTCTCGATTGAGAAAGTCACCGTTACCGCTAAGTCAAGAGCTCTGAAAGCTGAGTACTCATTAGAACTCGCTCAAGACCTCAAGGCAATCCATGGTCTGAACGCTGAAGCGGAATTAGCAAATATTCTCTCAACTGAGATTCTTGCTGAAATCAACCGTGAAGTTATCAGAACCATCTACAAGGTTGCTGAGCAAGGTGCAGTACAGAACACTGCAACTGCTGGTATCTTCGACCTCGACGTTGACTCCAACGGTCGTTGGTCAGTTGAGAAGTTTAAGGGTCTTCTGTTCCAAATTGAGAGAGATGCTAACGCTATCGCTCAGAGAACTCGTCGTGGAAAGGGCAACATCATCCTGTGCTCTGCTGACGTTGCTTCAGCACTGACCATGGCTGGTGTTCTCGATTACACCCCTGCACTCAACGCTAATCTGAACGTTGATGACACTGGTAACACCTTCGCTGGTGTTCTCCAAGGTAAGTATCGTGTATATATCGATCCATATGCTGCTAACCTGACTGCAGGCAATGCTTCACCAGGCAACCAGTACTATGTTGTTGGATACAAGGGTTCGAGCCCATATGACGCAGGTATTTTCTACTGCCCATATGTTCCTCTCCAAATGGTACGTGCCGTTGGTGAGAACTCCTTCCAGCCTAAGATTGGCTTTAAGACCCGTTATGGTCTTGTTGCTAACCCATTTGCTGAAGGAACCACTCAGGGTCTTGGTGCTCTTACAATTAACGCAAACCGCTACTATCGTAGAGTTGCTGTAAAAAATCTAATGTAGAAATTTACTACATTAGATTCAGGAGACCCGAAAGGGTCTCTTTTTTTATCTAAATAATTAGAAAAAATGGCAGGACAGTCATCTCAAATTGAGAATAGAAACTTTCTTTCTCCAACAGGATTTAAATTTATTCTTAAAAGAAGCCCAAAAGTTGCTTTCTTTTGCAATCAAGCAAATATACCCGATTTAAATTTAGGAATTGCAATTCAATCAAACTATCTGAGAGATATACCAACACCTGGAGACAAAATTGAATTTGGAGATTTAAATTTAAGATTTTTGGTTGATGAAAATCTTGAGAATTTTATGGAAATACAAAAATGGATACGTGGATTAGGATATCCAGAAAGTGTTCAGGAGTTTAGAGATTTGGCATCTGGTGGAATTATTAAAGCACCTTATGTCCAAGACAGGCAAGATATTTACTCCGATGGCACACTTCAGGTTTTAAGCAGCAATTTAGTTGCTAAATTTAATGTAAATTTTAAGGACTTATTTCCATACTCTTTGGCAACTTTAACATTTGACGCTACTGATACAGATATTCAGTACTTTACAGCAGACGTAAGTTTCAAGTATACTTCATATAATATAACCACGTTGTCTGGAAATCCTTTATGATTATTGATCTTGACAAAATTCAAGAAATGTGGGAAAAAGACTCAAAAATAGATCCTGACAATTTACATACTGAGTCTTTAAGCATTCCATCTTTACATGCAAAATATTTTGATTTATATAATACCATTGTTCTTTTGAGAAAAAAAGCAGAGCAACAAAAAAGAAATATTCGTCACGAAAGATATGAGTACTATTCTGGAAAAGCAGACCCAGAAACTTATCATGACAATCCTTTTCCCAAAAAAATCAGAGATAAAGATACCATGCAAAAATATCTTGATGCCGATGAAAAACTTTCAGCAATTTGTTTAAAAATAGATTACTACGATACTATCTTGACATACATCGAAAGTATTTTAAAGATGATTCAAAATCGCACGTATCAAATTAAAAATGCAATAGAGTTTATTCGTTTTAACGCTGGATTGGGGTGAAATAAATACATATAGATGAATTTATATGTATGCCCAATTTGAGCATCCAAAAAATAAACGAAGTATATTTCAGAATAACCACAGAACCGCATATTGAACATGAACTTAGAGATAAGTTTACATTTCAAGTAGAATCTGCAAAGTTCATGCCACAATATCGAAGTCGATATTGGAATGGAGAAATTCATTTGTTTGATATTCGAACAAAACAAATTTATATTGGGTTGTTGGACAAAATTATTAATTTCTGTGATCAAAACGGATATACTTATAATTTTGAGAATAACAAGTTTTATGGCACACCATATGAAGAAAATGAAGAAATATCATATGAGGGTGTTAAAGATTATATGAATTCTATTTGCTCTCACACTCCAAGAAAATATCAAATTGAGGGAGTATATGATGCTTTAAAGCATAATAGAAAACTATTGATAAGCCCCACTGCGAGTGGCAAATCTCTGATGATTTATTCAATCGTGAGATATTATGTGAGCAAAGAACAAAAAATCCTTTTAGTTGTCCCAACGACATCTCTTGTAGAGCAGATGTATAAGGATTTTCAAGATTATGGTTGGGATGCTGAGTCATATTGTCACCGCATTTATTCTGGAAGAGAAAAAAGTAACGATGCTCCGGTGACAATCACAACTTGGCAATCCGTATATAAATTGGAAAAATCTTTTTTTGATGAATACAACGTTATTATTGGTGATGAAGCTCACTTGTTTAAGAGCAAGTCATTAGTATCTATAATGACAAAACTCCATCATGCAAAGTATCGTTTTGGATTTACTGGAACTTTAGACGGAACACAAACTCACAAATGGGTTTTAGAAGGTTTGTTTGGACCATCATATAAAATTACAAAAACTGAAGAATTGATGAGACAGGGACATCTCTCACAATTAGACATTCAGTGTCTTGTTCTTAAACACCCACCTCAGAAGTTTAACACATATGAAGATGAGATACAATATCTAATATCTCATGACCAAAGAAATAAATTTATTAAAAATTTGTCATTGGATCTCAAAGGAAACACACTTGTACTTTTTAGTAGAGTTGAGGCACATGGAGCAATACTCTATGAAAGCATAAATAACAATAAGCGAAATGATCGTAAAGTATTTTTCATACATGGTGGTATCGATACTGATGAAAGAGAATTAGTTAGAGAAATTACAGAAAAAGAAACAGATGCAATTATTGTTGCATCATATGGAACTTTCTCTACTGGAATCAATATCAAAAATCTTCATAATGTTATCTTTGCTTCACCAAGTAAATCAAGAATTAGAAATCTACAATCAATCGGAAGAGTATTAAGAAAAGGACAAAATAAAACTAAAGCAATACTATACGACATATCAGATGATTGTACGTATAACTCAAAAAAAAATTATACATTAAATCATTTAATTGAAAGAATCAAAATTTATAATGAAGAAAATTTTAATTATGAAATTATCACCGTACAACTTAAAAAAAATGATAGAAGATGATTTTTATGCAACACTTAAATTAAAATCTGGTGAAGAAATATTTGCCAAAGTAGCTGCTTCTGAAGAGGATGACAGAACCTTGTTAATTATTACAAATCCAATTGTAATAAATGAAATTAAATCTCGTATTGATGTAGTAGGATATAAATTAGAACCATGGTTAAAAACAACAAAAGATGATATGTTTATCATCAATCTTTCTGATGTTATGACTATTTCTGAATCAAATGATATTGAAATGATTCAGATGTATCAATCATTCGTTAGACACTCATACAGAGAAAAAAAGAATCAACCAAAACTTAGTCGTCAAATGGGATATATTTCTACAGTTAATGATGCTAAAGAAGTTTTAGAAAAGCTCTTTAAGAATAGTTAAGCTATAATCTTTTCAACCTCCACAAAGGTTATTATAGCAAGAATTGAGTTCTTGTCAAGCATTAGTAAAAGTGTTATAATGTCTACATATTAGTGAAAAGAATTTATGATAACAACGACATTTATGACCAAAAAAAAGAGGTCAGAGCATTATGTTAACAATAAAGAACTTCTAACCGCTATGATAGATTATCATAGCAATGTTGAAAATTCTTTTATTCAAAAGTATGGAAGATTACCCACTAAGGATGACCGATCTAAGAAGTGGGATACAAAGCCACCTATTCCAAGATATATTGGAGAATGCTTTTTAAAAATTGCAAATCATCTTTCCTTTAAACCAAACTTTGTAAACTACATGTTTAAGGAGGATATGATTTCTGATGGGATTGAAAACTGCGTTCAGTATATTCATAACTTTGATCCGAATAAGTCATCAAATCCATTTGCTTATTTTACTCAAATTATTCATTATGCTTTTCTCCGTAGAATCCAAAGAGAAAAACGCCAATTAGAAATTAAAAATAAAATTCTTGAGCGTTCTGGATACTCAGAAGTATTTGATGACAATTCACTTGACGGAAGTAACTACAGCGACTATAATTCAATTAAAGACGCTATTCATAGTAAGTTACGATATTAAATGAAAGTCGCAATTATTACAGATCAGCATTTCGGTTGTCGTAAAAATTCTAAACTTTTTCATGATTATTTTTTAAAGTTTTATAACAATGTATTTTTTCCTACTTTAGAAAAAGAAGGAATTACTACAGTCATTGATATGGGAGATACTTTTGATAGTCGTAAAGGTATTGATTTTTCTGCTCTGTCGTGGGCAAAAAGTAATTATTACGACAAACTTCAACAGATGGGAATCCAAGTTCACACTATAGTAGGAAATCATACATCTTATTACAAAAATACTAACGAAGTAAATGCTGTTGATCTTTTACTTCGTGAATATCCTAATGTGATTGTTTATTCCAAACCAATAGAAATTAAATTTGATAAACTAAATGTTTTATTCATACCTTGGATTAATCAAGAAAATGAACAGGAAACATTAAAACTTATTCAAAAAACATCATGTAAATGTGCAATGGGGCATCTTGAGCTTCAGGGATTTAGAGTCAATGCCCATATTGTTATGGAACATGGATTGGATAGTAAGTTATTTGATAAGTTTGATAGAGTTTATTCTGGACATTATCATACAAGGTCAACTAACGAAAAAGTTTTCTATCTTGGAAATCCATATGAAATATATTGGAATGATGTAAACGATACTCGTGGATTTCATATTTTTGATACTGAGACGTTAGTTCATACTCCAGTCAATAATCCATATAAAATGTTTCATAACATTTATTATGAAGATACTCCATATCAAACGTTCGATGTTCGTGAATATGAAAATAAAATTGTAAAGTTAATCGTTCGCAAGAAAACTGATCTAAAAAAATTTGAAAAATTTATCGATAAATTATACTCTGCAAATATAGCAGAACTGAAAGTTGTAGAAAATTTTGTCATCCAAGAATCTGAAGAGTTTGAGGCATTTGAGTCTGAAGATACTCTTTCTATTCTGAATAGATATATTGAAGAATCTGAAATTAATTTGGAGAAATCAATCATCCAAAAAATGATTCAGCGAATTTATCAGGAGGCATGTGAATTAGTTTAATGTTTATTCTAACAATCTTAGGTAAAGAAGACGAAGGTGCATATTCTGTCCAAAATGAAGAAGGAGAACAAGTTCTTTATCTCTTTGAGGAAGAGGATGATGCAACTCGTTATGCTTTGATGTTAGAAGAAGATGATTATCCAGAAATGCATGTTATTGAAGTTGAAGATGATATGATGATTAGAATTTGCGAATCTCATGGATATGAGTATACTGTAATTACTCCAAATGATATTGTAATTCCTCCAAGAACACAAAAACATGATTACATTTGAAAAAATTAAGTGGAAAAATTTTCTTTCTACTGGCAATCAATATACTGAAATTAATTTTCAAAATAACTCTACGACTTTGATTGTCGGTACAAATGGTGCTGGTAAAAGTACGGTTCTGGATGCTCTTACATTTTCTTTATTTGGAAAACCATTTCGTAGAATTAATAAACCTCAACTGATTAACTCAACGAATGAAAAGGACTGTGTAGTTGAGGTTAATTTTTCAATAGGGCAGACGAAGTGGAAAGTTATTCGTGGAATTAAACCTAATGTTTTTGAAATTTGGAGAAATGATTCTGCTTTAGATCAATCTGCTGCAACTTTAGATCAGCAAAAATGGTTAGAGCAAAATGTTCTTAAAATGAATTATAAGTCTTTTACTCAAATTGTAATTTTGGGTAGTAGCACTTTTGTTCCATTTATGCAACTTTCGGCAGCGCATCGTAGAGAAGTTATTGAAGATTTGCTTGATATTAAAATATTTTCTTCAATGAATACAATCATTAAAGAAAAAATAAGACAGTCCAAAGAAGATATTAGAGTTCTGGAATTAAAGAAACAAACTCTCAAAGAAAAAGTTGAGATGCAAAAAAACTTTATTGAGGAACTTGAGAATCGTGGTAATGCCAACATAAATGCCAATAAAGAAAAGATTGCCAAGTTAAATGCCGAAATTGACAATTATGAGGCAGATAATGATGCTATAGGATATAGTCTTAAGGGTCATCAAAAAGATCAAGAAGAACTTATTGGTGCGACTGATAAACTGAAGAAGTTGGGAAATCTCAAAGGTAAAATCTCTCAAAAAGTATCAACAATTACAGAGGAGCATAAGTTCTTCACAGAGAATACGGTTTGTCCTACCTGCACTCAATCAATAGAAGAAGTCTTTAGAATAAATAAAATTAACGACGCTCAATCTAGAGCAAAAGAGTTGCAATCTGGTTATCTAGAACTGGAGGGGGCAATTAAAGAGGAAGAAGAGCGAGAGCGTCAATTCATTTCTCTCTCTAAGGAGATTACAAAACTAACACATGACATTTCTCAAAACAATACTAAAATCTCTGGATGCCAAAGACAAATCAGAGATTTGGAAAGTGAAATTCAAACACTTACCAATCAACTTGAAAACAGAAATACTGAACATGAAAAGTTAGAAACATTTAAAACAGATCTCCAAAATACATATGAAGAACTAGCAACTCAAAAAGAGTCTATTCAATATTACGATTTTACATATAGTTTACTTAAAGACGGTGGAGTTAAAACTAAAATTATCAAGAAGTATCTACCGCTGATAAATCAGCAAGTAAACCGTTATCTCCAGATGATGGATTTTTATATTAACTTTACTCTTGATGAGGAGTTTAACGAAACCGTCCAATCTCCAATTCACGAAGACTTTTCTTATAGTTCTTTCAGTGAAGGTGAGAAACAGAGAATTGACCTTGCGCTTCTTTTTACTTGGAGAGAAGTCGCTAAGTTTAAGAATTCAGTTTCCACAAACTTAATGATTTTAGATGAAGTATTTGATAGTTCTTTGGACAGCCAAGGAACAGATGAGTTTTTAAAGATTATCCGTTACGTGGTTAAAGATGCTAATATCTTTGTGATTTCTCATAAGTCTGAATTGCATGACAAATTTGAAAGTGTCATAAGGTTCGAGAAAGTCAAAGGTTTTTCCCGTATGATGTCCTCACAAGCACAAGACTAATGCAAGTCCCCAATCGCTACCACCACTCTAAGAAGGAGCAGAAGCGGAAACTGAAACCGCAAGCACTCCGACAAGCAAAGGCACGACGCCAAGCACTCAAGAAGCGTCTCTCACAAGGAGACGCTTCTTATTTTATAAATAACTAAAAAGTATTTGTAAAGATGAACTCACAAGAACTTCGTGCCCTTCAAGAAGCTTATAATCAAGTTTATGAACTTGATGAAACACGCACAGATCCAAGAGGTCGCCCAGCTTCTGGTCCTATGAGTGTCTATGGTGGTCGTGGTCAAGATGCTGGTCCTGGTGGTTCTGGAAATGCTAATATTGATAGAATGGATGCTGCTCAAAGAAGAGTGAAGCAAACCCAACCTAAAAAAAAGGGAATGGCTGCTGACAGACTCTTTACAAAGTATTCCGCTAGACAGAAAGGAATGGAACACGGTGGTGAAGAAGGACCAGGACCAAATGCTCCAAGAAGAGGGGGGCGTTCTGGTCGTGGTGCAAATACTGATAGGGGGAGTGGAAATGCTGCAGCACGTAGAATGAGAGAAGAGTTTGAAGGTGACCTCTTTGATTTCATTCTTGAGCACCTAGTTGCTGAAGGTTATGCTGATACAAATGAGGCAGCTCTTGCTATTATGGCGAATATGAGTGAAGAGTGGAGAGAAGAGATTGTTGATGAAGGATATAAAAAACTTCCTGTAGGCAAAATGATAAACCAATCTGCAAGGCATAGCAATCCAAAACGAGTTGCAAAAATGGGCAAGGTCGCTGATGCTCATAATCCTGATAGATCTCAAAGAAAAGAGGACGATAATAGACGAACAGGAGGACGTAAAAGAGATACTGGAAGACCTAGAAGTAATGAACTTCAGGATAATTGGTAAATTAAAATCTTAATGGTTGAAGACCACTTTTCAAACTGGCACACTAGAGGGTCTCACCACCCTCTTTTTTTGTATGATAGTTCCATAAGAAATCAAATCTATGACCGTCCGCTACGAAATCAAGTCCCAACTTGCTAAACTTCTTGCCACTGAAGACCTTGTGGTTGAGCATAAAAAGGTATCCACTGCTTGCTTTAACGTTCATACCCGTGTGCTGACCCTGCCTCTGTGGGAGAAGGCAAGCAACACCGTTTATGACCTTTTGGTGGGTCACGAGGTCGGTCACGCTCTCTATACGCCTGATGAGGATTGGTTGCAGGAGCACAAGATTCCACCTCAGTTTGTGAATGTGGTTGAGGATGCTCGTATTGAGAAATTGATGAAGCGTCGTTATGCTGGTCTTGCTAAGACTTTCTTTAATGGTTATCGGGAACTTGCCGACGAAGATTTCTTCCAGATTGGTGATGATAATCTGGAAACTTATAATCTTGCCGACCGTGCTAACCTGTGGTTCAAGATTGGAAACTATATTGATATTCCGATTGAGCGTGGTGAAGAGACTGAAATTATCAACCTGATTGCCGATACTGAATCTTTTGCTGATGTTCTGATTGCTGCAGAGGCACTTTACAAGTATTGTAAGCAAAAGCAGCAGGAAGAAACCAAAACTTCTTTGGATAATCTTGAATCTCAGCAAAGTGGTGCAGATAATCAACCTGCTTCTGATTTTAGTAACCAGCAGGAAGGTGAGAATGAACAGGAGCAACCTGGAGAAACTGATTCTTATGGTGGAACTTCCGAACAGGATCAACAATCTACTCCTACTAATCAGGGTGGTGAGAAGGATGAAGAACCTGAAGTTCGCACCGCAGATTCTTTGGAAGATAAGATTCGTGATTTGGTAAATCAAGATGGTTATGAGAATGTTTATGTAGAGATTCCCAAAGTTAATCTTGATACTGTAATTGGTAAAAATGTTGATGTTCATAACGACATTGATTCTTGCTTTGCTCAACAACAAAAATCATATGAGGAAAATCTAAAAAGTAATTACAAACACCTTCCTATTGATAGTTTGTTCTTGGATGCAGACGAAGGGTACAAAAAGTTTAAACTGTCCGCACAGAAAGAGGTCAATTATCTGGTAAAAGAGTTTGAGTGTCGCAAGGCAGCAGATCAATATGCTCGTGCTTCAACTGCTCGCACTGGTGTTCTTGATACGTCTCGTTTGCATTCTTACAAATATAGTGAAGATCTCTTTAAAAAAGTCACTGTAGTTCCTGATGGAAAAAATCATGGACTCGTATTCATTTTGGATTGGAGTGGTTCCATGCAGAACGTTTTACTTGATACTTGCAAACAACTTTTTAACCTTATTTGGTTTTGTAAAAAAGTTTCAATTCCCTTTGAGGTCTATGCTTTTACAAATGAGTGGCGGCGTGGTGAATATGATTATTCAACGGGAACTGTTAAAGCAGCAGATCGAACCTCTCATTATGAAAAGAAAGAGGGATTGATTTGTGTAGATGAAACTTTTTCTCTCATGAATCTTCTTACTAGTAAGGTTTCTGGTAAGCAACTTGAGCATCAAATGTTAAATGTCTGGCGTCTTGCAGTATGTTTTTCTAATACTTATCGCTCTGCTTATACATATCCTAATCGTCTATGTCTTTCTGGAACTCCTTTGAATGAGGCACTGATTTCTCTTCATCAAATTCTTCCCAAGTTCCAAAAAGAAAACAAACTTCAAAAAGTTCAGTGCATTGTGCTGACTGATGGTGAAGCAAATTATCTTCCCTATCATGTTGAGGTAAAACTTGGTTGGGAATCTGAACCTTATCTTGGTGTTCGTGGAGTAAATCCAGATAAAACTTTTCTTCGAGATCGTAAACTTGGAACAACATATACTGTTGGACGTGGATATCATGAGTTCACTGAGGTTATTCTTCGCAATTTAAAGGACAAGTTTTCTTCAGTAAACTTTATTGGAATTCGTGTTCTTGAGGGACGTAATGTAAACCGTTTTATTAGCATGTATCACAAAATTGGTGATAAACAATATGAAAAAATCCAAAATGATTGGAAAAAACTGAGAAGTTTTACCGTTACTAACTCTGGGTATGATGCTTACTTTGGACTTTCAGCGTCAGCACTTTCTCAAGATACAGAGTTTGATGTTGCTGAAGATGCCACTAAATCTCAAATCAAATCTGCCTTTGTGAAGTCTCTGAAGACTAAGAAACTCAATAAAAAGGTTTTGGGGGAATTCATTTCACTCGTTGCATAAATATCTAAAAAGTATCTACCAATATGAAAACTTTTCAAGAGTTTGTATCTGAATGTCATTCCATTCAAGAGACTTCTCTTACTCGCGTAATGAGTAAGTCTCAAAAAGGTGGAATGGCAATTATGTCTGCTCAAAGAGGAGACAAATCAAAAGCAGAAAACAAAGCACGTTCAAGACAACTTGAGAGAGATGTAAGAGGTGCTGGTCTTCCTGGACCTACCAAAGTTTCTGGTAGATATACTGAAAATCCTGGAACTCCTCAAGAGACAAAGGTAGGTGAAAAATCTCACATCATTACTCCTGGCAAAAAAGGTAAAAGAAAGTTTAAAAAAACAATTGAAAAACTTGGTAAAAAATACAATCAAGATTCCGTATTAATTCAGCGTAAACCTGGTGGAAGTTCAACTCTTAAAGGAACTTCTAAAACATCTTGGCCAGGCAAAGGTAAAAATGTTACAATAGGAAGTATGAAGCCAGGTAGAACTGGTGAATTTGATACTAAAGTTAAGAACAAAACATTTACAGTTGAACAATGAAATCTAAATTTCCATTTGACCATGTAGTCAAGTATGATACCAAAGAGGTTTGGGTAAAGTGTGATAGTGCAATTACCGCAATGGGTATTCCTGCCATGGTTGAAAGGTACTATCCTGGATACAAGGGTCATTGTGGCAGCAAGGAATATCTTGAGACACTCCGAAACCAGTTGGCAAACTGACCACTAGGGGTCTTTGAGACCCCCTTTTTGCTTTATAATGACTTCAGTTAAAACAAACACACATTATGTCTCGCATTCAAATGACCGACGATCAAATTATCAACGATTTAAAATCTACCTTTGGTAAAGAGTTTACTGCTGCTGATGTTCGCGGTTATTGTGTTTCTAAAAATCTTTCCTATCCTACTGTAACCAAACGACTGGAAAACTTTAAAGTAGGTCGTGGTAAATGGAATCTCGAAGTCACTCAACAAAAAATTCAGCAGATCGAACGCTCTTATCAATCTCCCGCCGTTCTTCCTGTTGTGGAAAAAAACCTTATTCCCGATAAAGATGATACCTTCGTCAAGTTTGGTAATTTTAATGATATTAAAAAAATTATTCAGTCCCGTCTTTTTTATCCAACGTTTATTACGGGTCTTTCGGGTAATGGTAAGACGTTTAGCGTTGAGCAAGCTTGTGCTCAACTGAAACGTGAACTAATTCGTGTTAACATTACTGTCGAAACTGATGAAGACGATCTGATTGGTGGTTTCCGTCTTGTGAACGGTGAAACTGCTTGGCATAATGGTCCTGTAATTGAGGCACTGGAGCGTGGTGCAATTTTGCTTCTGGATGAGATTGACCTTGCCTCCAACAAGATTCTTTGCCTACAATCTGTTCTCGAAGGTAAAGGTGTTTTCCTGAAGAAGATTGGTCGCTTCGTGAAACCTTCTGATGGTTTTAATGTGATTGCTACTGCAAACACCAAAGGCAAGGGTTCTGATGATGGTCGATTTATCGGCACCAACGTGCTCAATGAGGCGTTCCTGGAGCGGTTCCCTGTGACCTTTGAGCAGTCTTATCCTGCTCCTGTTGTTGAGCAGAAGATCCTTGAGGGCATCGCTCTGGATCTTGGAGTTGAGGACCGAGACTTCTGCAAGCGGTTGGTTGATTGGTCGGACGTGATCCGTAAAACGTTCTACGATGGTGGTATTGAGGAAATTATCAGCACCCGTCGCTTGGTTCATATTATCCGTGCTTATAGCATCTTTAACGATAAGGCAAAGGCAATCCAAGTATGTGTCAATCGTTTTGATGATGAGACCAAGCAATCATTCTTGGAACTCTATGATAAGATTGATGTTAACTTCCAACTTCCTGTTGACCAGAAAGACCCTTTCTGATATAATTGGGGAAGGTAAATTATGACCCTTCCCCTTTATTATGGACGAGTATCCTTATTCAAACAACGATTGGAATTTAATGCCCAACCTATCAAATCAAGACTTTTGGGAAGAAGATGGAATTAGTTTGACTGGAAATCCCAATGCTTCACCAGACATGCTTGTTCTTGGATCTAGACTTCCTGGTGGACTGGGAGATGATCACCTGACTTTGAATTCACCTTACACCTTTAATCTTAATATGAGCGAATCTACAAATCATCTTTGGAAATACAATGAGGATAAAATCCTCAAAGATGTTGAGGAGTATGTGACTAGCACTTATCACGGTCATTACTGTGGAGATGAAGATGGCTACAGCGATATCCAAACTATTGACTTAATGGCAGCGAAGAAACTTGCTGCTGGTTTTTGCCAGGCAAACATTCTCAAGTATGGAAGCCGTTATGGTGATAAGGATGGTCGCAACAAGCGTGACTTGATGAAAGTTATTCACTATGCTATGCTCCTGCTCCACTTTGACGGTCATTATACTCGCAAAGATAATGGTCTTACTGAATTCCGTTGATTATGAAACTGAAACCTCAAATTATGAAACTTTCTGATAAAACTCTTTCTGTTCTGAAAAACTTTTCTTCGATTAATCAATCAATTCTTTTTAAGCAGGGAAATAAACTTCGCACAATTAGTGTGATGAAGAATATTCTTGCAGAAGCAACAATTTCTGAAGAGTTCTCCAAAGATTTCGGTATCTATGATTTAAATCAATTCTTGAATGGATTAAATCTTTATAAGACACCAGAGTTGGATTTCGCTAATGATGGATATGTTGTGATTCGTGAAGGAAAATCACGATCTAAGTATTTCTTTGCAGATCCAAATGTCATCATCACTCCTCCCGATAAAGATATTGTTTTACCCTCTGAAGATGTTTGTTTTGAGTTGAGTACTGATCAACTGGATAAACTTCTTAAAGCAGCTGCAGTTTATCAACTTCCCGATATCTCTGCTGTTGGTGAAGCAGGTGTTGTGAAACTGGTAGTTCGTGATAAAAAGAATGACACATCAAACGATTTTTCTATTGTGGTTGGTGAAACAGAATCCGATTTTGTTTTTAACTTTAAGGTAGAAAATATAAAGATTCTTCCTGGAACTTATGAAGTTGTCGTGTCTCAAAAACTTTTGTCACGATTCCAGTCAAAGAATCATGATCTTTGCTATTATATTGCTATGGAACCTGATTCGACATTTGGATGAACATCTTTGTAACTAACCAATTTCCTGCAGAGAGTGCAATCGTACTTCCTGACAAACATATAGTGAAGATGCCTCTTGAATGCTGCCAAATGCTTTCTATCGTGGCATCCAAGTGGTATCATAACTATGGCACTCTTCCTAAAGCAGATGGTACAACCTATGCAACTGAGAAGGGTGCCTTTCGCAATCATCCCTGCACTCAATGGGCAGCAAAAACCATTGATAATGCCTACTGGTTGATTAAGCACGGTATGAATCTGTGTGATGAGTATGCAGTTCGTTATGGTAAGATCCATTCGTGCTATAATACTCTTTTACAGGCATATTACCTTTTTCCTAAGGGAAAGATTACAGAAGTAACTCCATTTGCCCGTGCAATGCCAGATGAGTATAAACTTGACACAAGCATTGACACTTTTACTGCTTACAAGATGTATATCGCATCCAAACCTTGGGTTGCATCTAATTATCTTCGTATGCCGCAACGAAAACCTGATTGGGTCTAAATTATGAATAGTGATTTTATTTGGGTTGAAAAGTACCGCCCTAAAACAATTGAAGATTGTATTCTCCCTGAGAGTACCAAGAAGACATTTCAGGACTTTCTAAATAAGGGTGAAATTCCAAATATGCTTCTTGCTGGTCCTCCTGGCATTGGTAAGACCACAGTTGCAAAAGCACTCTGTAATGAATTGGGGGTAGATGTTTATGTCATCAATGGATCCGACGAGGGTAGATTCCTCGATACTGTCCGAAACAATGCGAAAAACTTCGCTTCGACCGTTTCGCTTTCGTCAGATGCTAAACACAAAGTCGTCATCATTGACGAAGCAGATAACACAGGAAACGACGTACAACTCTTACTACGGGCGTTTATTGAGGAATTTGCTGGCAATTGCCGATTCATCTTCACCTGCAACTACAAAAACAAAATTATCGAACCCCTCCACTCCCGATGTGCCGTCATCGACTTTGGGATCAAAGGGAAAGAAAAAACCAAGTTGGCAGGATCCTTCTTCAAGCGTCTACAAGACATCTTGGATGCGGAAGGTGTACGATACGATCCTAAAGTCCTTGCCGAACTGATTAATAAACACTTCCCCGATTGGCGTAGGGTTCTTAATGAGTGCCAAAGATACTCTGTTGGTGGAGAAATTGATTCTGGTATTCTTGCAAGTTTTTCTGATGTTTCCGTAAATGAACTGGTTAAATCTCTCAAAGATAAAAACTTTACTGAAGTCCGAAAGTGGGTGGTCTCCAACCTGGACAACGATGCTTCTCATCTACTCCGCAGGGTTTATGACACCGCTTATGATTGCCTTTCACCCGCAACTATTCCCGCTGCCGTTCTTATTATTGCTAAGTATCAATACCAATGTGCGTTCGTGGCTGATCAGGAAATTAACCTCTTAGCGGCACTGACTGAAATTATGGTGGAGTGCGAGTTTCGATGAATTTCTTTAAAATTAATAAAGCATCTCTTTATGAGATTCCAGTCAAGACAACTCCTGAAAATGTAAAGGATGCAAATGAAGGTTTATTTCGTGCTACAATGAATCTTCCTGCTGCCGCAAAGCATTGTGGTATGACACAGAAAGAAATGAAACTCACTTTTAGAGAGTATTTGAAGTATCACAAACCTGATTATGACCAGTCAAAAGAGTCTTAAAACCTGTCTCCGTTATCCTGGGGGTAAGTCCCGTGCTTGTGAAAAGATGGGACCTTACTTTCCCGATCTTCGCAACTATAGTGAGTTCAGAGAACCATTTCTTGGTGGAGGAAGTGTTGCAATTTACATCACCAAAAAATACCCAAGCCTAGATATTTGGGTGAATGATTTGTATGAACCTCTTGTAAACTTCTGGCAGCAACTCCAGATGTTTGGTGTTGATCTTTCCAATGCACTTACAACTCTTAAAAGCACTTGCAATACTCCAGATAAAGCAAGACAACTTTTCTTAGTTTCTAAGGAGAAGATTAATGATAAAGATGTGTCAAATTTTGATCGTGCTGTGGCTTTCTATGTTGTTAATAAGTGTTCTTTCAGTGGTCTCACAGAGAGTTCTTCATTTTCAGAACAGGCATCTAACTCCAACTTCAGCTTGCGGGGGATCGAAAAGTTGCCTGGGTATTCTAAGATAATTGAAAAGTGGCGTATAACTAACTATTCCTACGATTATCTGATGGATGGGAACAAAGGTGCTTTTATGTATCTCGATCCTCCTTATGACATTAAGGATAATCTCTATGGGAACAAGGGATCAATGCACAAAGGATTTGATCACGATAAGTTTGCTGCTGATTGCAATTCCAACAATATGGATATGTTGGTAAGTTATAATACTGATCAACTTGTAAAAAACCGCTTCTTAGGTGGAAAATGGAATGCTGTTGAGTTTGATTTGACTTATACGATGCGTTCCGTTGGTGAATATATGCGTGAGCAAAAACAACGTAAAGAACTCTTGCTTTTTAATTATGGAATTGAAGGACTGGTTAAACTCAATTAACTTCACAAAGGAAGATCTTTCCGAAAATATTAAGGAATATGCTCCTTACATTATCAATCGTTGTTTGTCTGGACACATTGATTGTGTAATGTATGCAAATGAGATGAATATGCGTCATCAACTTGACAAAGATATGCAATATTCGTTCTATCTAAATAGTCTAAGGAAAAAGAAGAGATTTTCTCCCTGGCTCCGAAAAGAAAGAGTCACAGACTTAGAATGTGTTAAATCTTATTATGGTTATAATAATGAAAAAGCATATCAAGCTCTAAAAATTCTTACTAAGGAACAACTTAATTTTATTAAACAACGACTTGAAACTGGAGGAACAAAATGACGGTAGAACCAACTGTAGAATGGTCTCAGGACAAAATGGTGGAAGTGGTTCTTAATGAACCTGATGATTTTCTTAAAGTACGTGAAACTTTAACTCGTATTGGAGTAGCCTCACGTAAAGAAAAAAAATTATATCAATCTTGCCATATTCTGCATAAGCAAGGTAGATATTATATTGTCCACTTTAAGGAATTGTTTGCTTTGGATGGCAAACATGCAAACCTGACTGTGAATGATGTTCAGCGCCGCAATCGTATTGCTCGTCTTTTGTCTGACTGGGGATTGATTACTGTTGTCAAGGAAGATAATGTTTCAGATATTGCCCCTCTAAATCAAATTAAGGTTCTTTCGTATAAGGACAAGGGAGATTGGGTTTTGGAGCAAAAGTATAATATTGGTAAAAAAGGAAAAGTAGTAGAAGGCGAATAAATATAATTGAGACTTTCGTGCGGTCTCTACAAAAGTCGGAACACCCTAAAGAGAAGTTCGGTTTTTACCTTGCTTCTCTTTTTGTTTTATGGTTAAATAGTATTGGATGCCTTCGGGGTCCACAAAACACAAACTCGCTTTAAAAGGAGCTACCATAATGACTAACCTCACAAGGTATACTACTGCGGATCTTCCTACATTGATGGATAAGATTACCCGCAATAGCATTGGACTTGATGAATACTTTGATCGTATCTTCAGTCTTCACGAAACGACTTCTAACTATCCTCCATACAATTTGGTTCAAGTTAGTAATGTAGAGTCAAGATTGGAACTTGCACTTGCTGGATTTAAAAAGAAGGAAGTTTATGTCTATACGCAAGATGGGAAACTTTTTGTTGAAGGTCAAAAAGAAGATAAAGAAACGGAGAGCAACTATCTCCACAAAGGTTTGGCTCAACGGTCATTTACACGTTCTTGGACACTCTCTGATGACACGGAAGTTAGATCAGTTGATTTTGAGGATGGGCTTCTAACAGTTACTCTTGGTAGAATTGTTCCTGATCATCATAAGAGAAAAGATTATCTCTAAATAAAATAAAAACAAAATGAAAACCTTCCACCAGTTTCTTAGTGAAATAAAAACAATTGCGTTTCCTGCAGCAAAACCACACAAAGTTTATCATAAGGGAAGAGTGACCAATGTAGGTGCTGGAAGAGCAGTTCCGATTAATCCTGGAAGTGGTTCTGGTGGAAGTGGAGATGGAGATGGAGACTAAATATAAATGAATATCGTCGGCGCGGGAAGCACCTGGCAAAATCCAGGTTGACTTCCCCATTTTTTTGTTCTATAATGAATAGAGGTATAAATGAATTATGACTATTAAGGTTTTATTGCTAAAATCTGGAGAAGACATCATTGCAGATGTGCAAGAAATGGTTGTCGGTGAAGATGAAGAGCGCAGAGTTATTGGATATTTTTTAAATAAACCTTGTGTTGTAAAGTTAAGAACTGCTGCTCCTTTATCTGAGGATGAAGTTCATCCAAAAAAACCAGAAAAAAAATCCGAGTTACTTATTTCCATGTATCCATGGATGCCTCTGGCAAGGGAAAAAACGATTCCAGTTCCATCGGATTGGGTTGTTACAATGGTTACCCCTGTAGAAAAACTTTTTGAACTTTATGAAAAGGACGTACTAAAAAATGACATCGAATCTGATAAAGATACTAGCGTTAATGAACAATCTGATTCTGATCAGTCAGATTGAGGAAGTTGGTTCTGAAATTGGGGAACCTGACTGTAGGTTAATTAAACCATTTGTGGTAAGAAGTGACCAAACAATGGAACCATTTCTTTGCGGATATACAAAACAATCTACTTTTATGATGAGTTCGGATAAGATTCTCACTCTTGTCGATCCGACTCCAACACTTCTTGAAAAATATGAGGATTTGATTAAAGAATGACACAACGGTTTTATACTAATGTTCAGTTGATTGGAAATCAATTTTTAGTTCGTGGAGTCGAGAATGGGAAAAGATTTGAAAATAGAGATGAGTTTTTTCCTACATTATATGTAAAAACTAAAAAACAATCTAAGTATAAAACCTTAAATGGAGAATCTGTGGAACCAGTAAATCCTGGTACAGTTAGAGATTGTCGTGAGTTTTATAGTAAATATGATGGAGTAGATGGATTTGAAATCTATGGCAATGATAGATATATTTGCCAATATATTTCAGAAAAATATCCAGAAGATGAAATTAAGTTTGATATTAGTAAAATCAAACTTGTAACTTTGGATATTGAGGTAGCATCTGAATCTGGATTCCCCGATGTAGAATCTTGTTCAGAGGAGATTCTTTCAATTTCAATTCAGGATTATACAACAAAAAAAATTATTACATGGGGAGTAAAACCTTTTAACAATTCTCGTAAGGACGTAACTTATCATTGTTGTCCTTCTGAATACGAACTTCTCAATCATTTTATTAATTATTGGATGGTTGATGTTCCTGATGTGATTACTGGTTGGAATATTCAGTTATATGATATTCCCTACATTTGCAAAAGACTGAATCGCGTTCTTGGCGAGAAGTTAATGAAGAGAATGTCTAATTGGGGACTTGTTACAGAAGGGGAAGTGTTTATAAATGGGCGTAAACATACTGTGTTTGATATTGGTGGTCTTACTCAATTAGACTATTTGGATTTGTATAAAAAGTTTACTTATAAAGCTCAAGAATCTTATCGCTTGGATTATATTGCAGAAGTAGAACTTGGGCAGAAAAAATTGGATCACTCTGAGTTTGATACTTTTAAAGATTTTTATACTAAAGGGTGGCAAAAGTTTATTGAGTACAATATTATTGACGTAGAACTTGTTGACCGTCTGGAAGACAAGATGAAATTAATCGAACTTGCCCTAACGATGGCATATGATGCTAAGGTAAATTATGCTGATGTTTTTTATCAAGTTCGAATGTGGGATAATATCATCTATAACTATCTTAAAAAAAGAAACATTGTAATTCCTCAAAAGCAAAAAACCGATAAAGATTCTAAGTATGCTGGTGCTTATGTAAAGGAACCTATTCCGGGTAAGTATGATTGGGTTGTAAGTTTTGATTTAACATCTCTATATCCTTCCCTCATTATGCAATATAATATTTCTCCAGAAACTCTTCTTGATGAAAAATATCCAGGAGTAACTGTTGACAAATTATTAAATAAAAAAATTATTATTGAAAATGTTGAGGGGAAGTGTGTGTGTGCAAATGGTTGTTTGTATGATACATCTAAAAGGGGAATATTTCCTGAACTTGTAGAAAAAATTTTTAATGATAGGCAATATTTTAAAAAAGAAATGCTGAAGGAAAAATCTAGATTGGAAGAGATTGAAAGTGAATTGAAGAAAAGAAAAATTGATTTAAATACTTTATAATATAAATAATAAAAGAGTATTTAAGTCAAATGAATTATTTAAAGACTTATTGTAAGTTAATTAGAAATGCAGAAAATAGAAATTGGAAAAGAAAACATACTAATTTTTATATTGAAGAACATCATACTTTTCCAATTTCAATTTATGGAAAAAATGATAGGATAGTTGGGTTGACTCCAAGAGAACATTTTCTGGCACATTGGTTACTTTACAAAATTTGTTTAAAACGATATGGAGTAAGAACTGGCAAAACATTTAGTATGGGTTCTGCTTTTGCTATGATGTGCGTTACTAATGATTTGCAAGAAAGAAATTATACTTCTAGAAAGTATGAAATAGTTAGAAATTGCTTATCTACCATAAGAACTGGAAAATCTAGAAATGATATGAAAGGAAAAAAATACTTTGGGGCGAGTGAAGATGTTATAAAAAAAGGTATAGAAAAAATGAGGGAAAAGAAAACTGGAATGAAAATAGAATATCCAAAAAATAGAAAATCTTCTCCCTGTTCGTCAGAAAAGATGAAAAAAATATCAGAAACTAGAAAAAATACAAGAATTAAATTTATTTCTATGAGTGAAGAAGAATTTAATTTATGGATTTCTAAACAAAATCTTTATAGAAAAGATGGTGCAAGAAATTCAAACGTTACTCGCACATTAATGTGGAGAAACATTCCTTTGGAGAAATATTATGGAACTTGATTATTCTAAAATTTCAACAGATGAATTGAAAAAACTTCGCCAAAATTGCATTAAAAATATTTCAAAATATACCAATAATCAAATGGCAAGAAAAATTCAAATTAATAGTTTGTACGGAGCAATAGGAAATCAGTATTTCCGCTATTATAAACTAGCAAACGCTGAGGCAATCACCTTGTCTGGTCAGGTTTCTATCCGTTGGATTGAGAACAAGATGAATGCCTACCTGAATAAAATTCTCAAAACTGATGGTGTTGATTATGTTATTGCTTCAGATACTGACTCTATCTATCTTAATATGGGTCCTTTGGTTGAAACTGTATACCAAGGAAGAGAGAAAACTACTGAAAGCATTGTTTCGTTCCTTGATAAGATCTGTCAGGTGGAACTTGAAAAGTATATTGAGAGTTGTTACCAAGAACTGGCTGAGTATGTAAATGCTTATGACCAGAAGATGCAGATGAAGCGTGAGAACATTGCTGATCGTGGAATCTGGACTGCTAAAAAGCGTTATATTCTTAATGTCTGGGATAGTGAAGGTGTTCGTTACGAAGAGCCTAAACTGAAAATCATGGGCATTGAGGCAATTAAATCATCCACTCCTGCACCTTGCCGTAAAATGATTAAGGATGCTCTGAAATTGATGATGAGTGGAACAGAAGATGATGTAGTTAATTTTATTGACAAATGTCGTAAACAATTTAAAGAAATTTCTCCGCAAGAGATTGCCTTTCCCAGAACTGCTTCTGATGTTCGTAAGTATCAATCATCATTTGAAATTTACAACAAAGGAACACCAATTCATGTTCGTGGAGCACTTCTGTTTAATCATTATATAAAAGAAAAGAAATTGACAAATAAATATTCACTTATTGCAAATGGAGAAAAAATCAAGTTTGTATATTTAAAAAAACCAAATATTATTCATGAAAATGTTATTTCATTTATCCAAGATTTTCCAAAAGAACTTGGTCTTGACAAATACATAGATTATGATTTACAATTTGAGAAAGCATTTTTAGAACCACTTAAAACAATTTTAAATTCTATTGGATGGAATATAGAAAAAACTAATACTTTAGAGGCATTCTTTCTATGAAAGATCAAAATAGTATAGACGATAATGAATCAAAACAAGTTAAATGGAACAGGGGACTAGATTTGTTTGTTGAGAGTGTTTTAAAACCTGATAATGAACTTAGACAATGTGCTCACAATCAAAAATGTTATCATGAACTGATGGATGTGAGAGAAAATGTTTTGGATTATTTAAAAACTTTGAGGTGGGAATGAATGGATTTTCTTAAAGATATTGTAAAAGAAATTGGTGGAGAATATACGCAACTTGCTGCAGATATTGATGAGACCGAAAAGTATGTTGACACGGGTTCATATATTTTTAATGCACTGGTTTCAGGTAGCATATTTGGTGGTGTATCTGGGAATAAGATTACTGCTATTGCTGGAGAGTCTTCTACTGGAAAGACTTTTTTCTCTATCGCAGTGGTTAAGAACTTTCTTGATACTCATCCCGATGGTTACTGTCTCTACTTTGACACTGAGGCTGCTATCAATAAATCTCTTTTAGAATCCCGTGGAATTGATACTTCTCGTCTCGTGGTTATTAATGTTGTTACTATTGAAGAGTTTCGTGGAAAAGCACTCAAAGCAGTAGACCTATACTTAAAAAAACCTGTGGAAGAACGCAAACCCTGCATGTTTGTGCTAGACTCTTTGGGTATGCTCTCAACAGAAAAAGAGATTACTGATGCACTGAATGATAAGCAAGTTCGTGATATGACTAAATCGCAACTTGTGAAAGGTGCGTTTAGAATGTTAACTCTTAAACTAGGTCAAGCAAATGTCCCGCTCATTGTCACAAATCATACATACGATGTCATCGGAGCTTACGTACCAACTAAGGAAATGGGAGGAGGTTCTGGACTCAAGTACGCAGCAAGTACGATCATCTATCTCAGCAAGAAGAAAGAGAAAGATGGAACAGAAGTGGTCGGAAATATTATCAAGGCTAAGACTGCTAAATCGCGTTTGAGTAAAGAAAATAAAGATGTTGAGATCCGTTTATATTATGATGAGCGCGGCCTTGATCGTTACTATGGTCTTTTGGAACTTGGTGAACTTGGTGGACTCTGGAAGAATGTAGCAGGACGCTATGAGATTGATGGTAAGAAAATTTATGCTAAGCAAATTCTTGCAAATCCCGAAGAATATTTTACTGGTGAAGTAATGCAAAAACTTGATGAGATTGCCAAGGCCGAATTTAAGTATGGGTCATGATCAAGATTCTCAAGACTGGAATTAATGTATCAAAAGTCGTAGATCAACTTAAAAAATATCCTCAGGACTGGGATCATCAAAAACATATTAAGGATGTTCAATCTTTAGTTGATAGAGGATTTGCAGACTTGCCTGTAAGTGCTTTGCAACTTATAATGGGTGGAGTCAAAAATAAAGAAGATTTTGTTGGAGACTCTGAAATTAATATTAAAACGCCAGCATATGCTCATCACAGTGAGATCCGAAAAATTATTCGTAAACATTTTGGAAACAGAGAAATTCATCGGTGTGGATTTCTTTCATTACCGATCAATGAAATAGTTGGTGCTCATATTGATGAGGGAACTTATTATCTTACCAGAGATAGGTATCATCTCTCAATTCTTGGAAGATATCAGTATTTTTGTGGAACTGATACTGTAATTGTTGAACCAGGAACACTACTTTGGTTTAATAATAAGTTACCTCATGGAACAGTTAACATTGGCGATGAAACCCGAATAACCTTTGTATTTGATATGCCTCATGGACCAAATTGAATTTCTTATTCTTCGCAATCTCCTTTATAATGAAAATTATCTTCGCAAAGTTATTCCATTTATAAAGTCTGAATACTTTCAAGATGTAAATCAAAAAGTTGTTTTTGAGGAAATTTTAAAATTTGTTCAGGATTATAATCAACTAGCATCAAAAGAAGTTCTTAATATTGAAGTAGAAAAACGTAAAGACATTAATGAATCTTCATTTAAGGAAATTATTCACCTTATTGATTGTTTGGATGATGTTCCTTCAGAATTTAATTGGTTAGTTAATACTACTGAAAAGTGGTGCCGTGATCGTGCTATTTATTTGGCACTTATGGAATCAATTCATATTGCTGATGGAAATAATGAGAACAAAAATCGTGATGCGATTCCAAGCATTCTTTCTGATGCCTTAGCAGTATCTTTTGATAATAATATTGGACACGATTATCTTCAAAACTACGAGGAACGATATGAGTTTTATCATCGAAAAGAATCCCGAATTGAATTTGATCTTGAATACTTTAACAAAATTACCAAAGGTGGGATTCCCAACAAAACTCTTAATATTGCCTTAGCTGGAACTGGCGTGGGCAAATCTTTGTTTATGTGTCACGTAGCATCATCAGTTTTACTCCAAGGTAAGAATGTTCTCTACATCACTCTTGAAATGGCAGAAGAACGTATTGCTGAAAGGATTGATGCAAACCTTCTCAATGTCCCAATTCAACAATTAGTAGATCTTCCTCGCCAGATGTTTGAGAATAAAGTCACGAGTTTATCTAAAAAAACTCAAGGGTCTCTTATAATTAAAGAGTATCCAACTGCTTCTGCTCATGCCGGACATTTTAAGGCACTTCTCAATGAACTTGCTCTTAAGAAGTCGTTTAGACCTGATATTATTTTCATTGATTACCTTAATATATGTGCTTCCTCTAGGCACAAGGCAAACAACTCTATCAATTCTTATTCATATATTAAAGCGATTGCTGAGGAACTTAGGGGACTCGCAGTGGAGTTTAATGTCCCGATTGTGAGTGCGACACAAACGACAAGGAGCGGATTTGGATCATCGGACGTAGAATTAACTGATACTTCTGAGTCCTTTGGTCTTCCTGCTACTGCTGATCTTATGTTTGCCCTTATTAGCACTGAAGAGCTTGAGCAGTTGGGACAGATTATGGTGAAACAATTGAAGAATCGTTATAATGATCCAACAATTTATAAACGGTTTGTAATTGGAATTGACCGTGCTAAAATGCGATTGTATGATTGTGAACAGTCTGCACAAAAAGATATTGTTGACAGTGGACAAGAGGAAGAGTATAATTATGAAGAAACAAAAATCAAAAAAACTTTTGAGGGATTTAAATTTTGAAATATAAATCCGAAGATTATTTTTCAGTAATTGAAATTAAAACTGGAAGAAAAATTTGTGATTGTGGAGACGAAATTGATGCCTTAATGATGGTTTCATTTGACCCACAAAACAGAACCATTACAAGAAATCAATTCTTGATGGGACAAGTGGTTGATATTGAAATTCCAAAGCAACTTCCTACTTCAAGCATCACAGTTTCTAATACTAAAGAAGGTGGATGTACTACTAGAAAAAAACAAATTGAAGACATCACACCAAATAAACTACCTCAAAGCAATTTAGAACCATTAAATCTATGACAAAAATTATTGATACAAACAAATATGTTGAGTTTGTTCGTCAAACCACTAGTCCTGCAAGTAGTGACTTTGCACAACTCATTACTCGCATGACAGAACTTGAGGCAAATGATGATGTCGATGTACCTCGTCTTCTGACTGCTGCTTTGGGCATGGGCGCAGAGGCAGGAGAATTTACTGAGGTTGTAAAGAAAATTATTCTCCAAGGAAAACCTTACAATCAAGAAGCAACATTTCATCTCAAGCGTGAACTTGGTGACATCTGTTGGTATCTTGCACAAGCCTGTATGGCACTTGATATTACTTTTGATGAAGTTCTGCAGATGAATTTTGAGAAGTTGAGTGCTCGTTATCCTGAGGGAACTTTTAATGTGTGGAGATCTGAAAATCGTGTGGAGGGAGATCTGTGACTAAAGAAAAACAAATAGCAGTTAAAATGGATGCTCGTACTGCTGCTGCAGTTCGTCAAGTTCTATTTGATGCACAGAAAGGATATACTTATGATGAAGTAAGTGTTCCTCCTCGTGTTTCTGATATTCGTTCGGTTATTCAAACTATTGATGATGGTATTAGTGTAGTGCTTGGTGTCTAATAAATACTTAGAAAAAAGAAAAAAACAATGTACTTTTCTGAGTGGAGAAAACAACAAAGGTTGAGAGAAGGTCTCAACCTTTTTAAACTACCAGCACATCAAATCACAGCAAAAGATTTTGATAAAATTGTGTCAGTGTTTGTTCCTTATGCAAAAAAATATTTGAAACTCAGAACTACACCAAAAATTAATTTTGTTAAAGATCAAAAATTTGCCAGTAAAGTTGGTGCATTTGGACAAATCAACGGTAAAAATCAAATTACCATTGATATTTTAGATCGGCATCCTATGGATATTTTAAGAACTCTTTCTCACGAATTAGTTCATTTAAAGCAGCATGAGAGTGGAAAAAATGGATCTGGACATGTTGGCAGCGATACTGAAAATGAATCTAATATGATTGCGGGTATACTGTTGAGAAAATTTGGTGCTGAGTATTCGGAACTATTTGAGTTGTCTTCTATAAAAGAAGAAGAGAAAAAGAAAAGAAAGATTAAGTCAAAAATAGATGACTATGAACATTATCCGGTAGAACTAGTTTGATTTATAAATAACTAAAAAGTATTTGTAAAAATGGATCCTAAAGAACTGCGTGGTTTAATGGAAGCATATTCAGAAGTTTATGCTCCTGCTGATGAACTTTATGAGGGATATATGAGTCCTGAAAAAAAGATTAAACCATCTCCAACTCGTGGTGGACGCCCAACTGGAGATATGAGAAAACCATATAATGATACTATGAGAAGACAGGATCAATTGGCAATATCAAAAGGAAAACCATATAATGATAAAGTAAAAAAGGACAGTCCAATTCAGTATAAAAGTAATGAAGAGTATGTTGGCGAAGCAAAGAGAGTCCAAATGTATGGACAATCTGGAATGAGTAGTGATTATGATGAAAGAAACTTAAAAAATAGAGGCGATTTAAGTAAGAGAGATGCTGGATCAATCGCAAGATCACGATTAAAAGGTGAACCATCCGCAGTAGGTAGAGTAAGAGGATCTTCGCCTCACATTGACGGGCGTCGTATTAATAATGAAGAAGTAGATTTTTACGATATTGTTCTTTCATATCTCCTTGATGAGGGATATGCGGAAACAGCAGAAGCAGCAGAAGCCATTATGGTGAATATGAGTGAAGAGTGGAGAGATAGTATTCTTGATGAAGCATATGTTGATTATAGAAGAGGAAAATTACCTAGTGGTAGAACTCCTCAACAAGCAGCAAAAGGAAGAGAAAGTGCTCTAAAAGCAAGACAAAAAAAAGATGAAGTTCTTGGAAAAGGGAGCAACCCCGAAACCTACCAACAAAGAGGTAGATTGTCGAAGCAAAGTGATACAGTTTCCCAAATGGATCGCGCCACTACTCTTGGTTCAAGATTTCCTACCCGTGGGAATCCAGGTATTGTAAGAGGTGAACCAAATACTGGTCGTCATCAATCTGCAATTACTAAGAGAGACGCAATCAAAACATCGAAAGAAGCAGATAAAAAAACTAGAGGTTGATATCAATTAGAGGATAATAAAAAAGGAGGGGATAAAACCCCTCCTTTAATTTTATTTGGAACTTACAAAATCATTAATGATTTCTGCTTGTTTAAGAACATGTTCCAAAGTAGGAAACTCTGGAAAATCCATCTTAATAGTATTCCTAGGTTCTTCGTTCCAACAACGAGCAGTATCATGTTCAATACTAAATTTATCATTTAGCATGTTATATGCCTGCTTAAAAATTTCAAAGCGTAGTTCGTAAGGTGTCATAGGTATTCTCCTGTGTGTTTGTGTGCGATGTGTAAAACATCAAGGTGTATTTTAAACTAAATATCTAAAAAAGTCAACCGTAATGAAAACCTTTCAGCAATTTTGTGAAGATGCTGCTTCTGATTATGAAAGAGGAATGATTGCATATAGTGGGTCACCCCGCGCAAGACTTGCTGCTAGAAGAAGTGCAGCACAACAAAAATCACATACTGCATCATCAAGATTTAGAGAAAAATCTTTACAAAAAGCAGCAGAAATAAAAGCAAGGCAACAAAAAGCAAGACAAGATTATGAAGAAAAAATGGGAAATAAATAAATCGCAAGGTTGCTCTAACCCACTTGACTTTTAGTTGAGTGGGTTTTATAATGTTTAAGTGAGGGGTGTTCGTATAACGGTTATTACTCTGGATTTGCATTCCAGCAATAAGGATTCGATTTCCTTACACTCCACTTCTAAATACTTGAAAAGTATTTGAGTATTATGTCATCAAACACTCCTGGAGCTGATATTAATGAAATACACCTTTCCGTCCTTTTAAATGGAAACTCTTATCCGGATGCTACTACCCAACAAAAATTTTCACAAAGAGTTTCGAGTTTACTAAAACAAAATAAACGATCTGAAGTTTTAGATCAAGAAGGAAGAGCAGTGGCTCAATATAATAAATTTGTAGAATTTCTTAAAAATAAAAATATGGGATCCCCGGTGAATGCGTGGTGGACTGCTAGACCCGGATTTTCATTTAATTCTGTCATTGGATTTTCAGTCGATCAAAGAAAAAACCCTACAGATGTTTTAGTTAAGACAGATAAAGGTATTTTTTATGGCATATCTGCAAAATCAACTAAGGCAGGAAAAACTGGATTTAAAAATCCAGGGATGGGAGCCATACAAACATCTTTAGGGTTAGGTTCTACAAAACCATTCGATGCCATCATATCAAAATATAAATCTCAGTTGCTTTCTTCTGAACCAGCGTTGCAAAGTATTGCTGATAGTGATACTGCTAGAAATGCTTATTTCAAGAGTAATGAATCCTGGTATAAAACAAATATTATACCTGTGTACGCTTATCCTTGTTATGAAGAATTGAGAGATTATCTATACAATCATTTAACAACTAAAATGGAAGTGTGGGAGCAACAGGTATTTTTGGGTCATGATTTTTTAAATGAAGATGAAGAAACTATGAAACTTCCCTACGTTAAAATTACAGGTAGCGGACAAAATGGAAAATATACTGCATCTCTTTTTGATCCAATAGCAGAATCTAAAATGACAAAAATTATTGCATATGGTGCGACTTTTGAAAAGAAAATTACTACTGCACAAAATAGCATTCAAGTAAAGGCAAATAATCAAGACTTATTTCAAATTAGGTGGAAATTTGGCGAAAGAGCTTTTGCCTCTTCTATGAAATTGGAGGGAGCGTAAAAATTAATAAATAAAGGTATAAGAACAAACAATATGAAGAGTTTTTTCCAATTTTTATCTGAAGCAGCTGAGTCGCAAGCAGCGATGCAGGCGAAGAAACTTGGTTTGCGTGGAGATGGGCATGGCGGATGGGTAGATCGTGCTGGAAAATATGTTGCAAGAACTGAGAAAGGAAAACTTGAATTTATTAATAAAAGACAAGCGGGGCAGCAACAACCAACAGCAGAGAAGCAACCTGCAGGATCCGCTCCAACTGCACAACCTCAAGCAGCACAAGCACCAGCCCCAGCAGCACCACAAGCACCTGGAGCAACCCCACAAGGTCAGGAACAACCACAAGAATTCCCTCCACTGACTGTTGTATTTGGTCGTTTTAACCCACCAACGGTTGGTCACGAAAAACTTCTGAAGTCTGCAAAGAGAATTTCTGCTGGTGGAGACATTAAGATCTATCCATCAAGAACTGTAGATCCAAAGAAAAATCCACTGGATCCCAATAAAAAAGTTTCGTTTATGAAGAAGATGTTCCCTGAGTTTAAGGACAACATCATTAACGATGATGAAATGAAGAGTATTTTTAACGTTTTAATTACTGCAAATGAAGATGGATATGCTACTGTTAATATAGTAGTTGGTTCAGATCGTCAAGCAGAATTTGAGAATCTTGCACAGAAGTATAATGGAGATCTTTACAATTTTGATTTAATTCGTGTCGTTTCTGCTGGTGTTCGTGATGCTGATGCTGAGGGTGTAGAGGGAATGTCAGCATCTAAAATGAGAAAGGCAGTAATGGATGATGACTTTGATTCATTCCGCAGAGGAACACCAAAAACACTTGATGATGGAGATACACAAAATCTGTTTAATGCAGTTCGTCAAGGAATGGGAGTAAAGAAAACAAAGGTTAAAAAAGAATCATACTCTCTTTGGGAGATTGCTCCAAAGTATGATATGAGAAATCTTCGTGAGAATTATGTAAGAGGAAAAATTTTTAGAATTGGCGATAAAGTTCAGAACTTAAATACTGGATTGATTGGTGAAGTCATGCGTAGAGGAACCAATCATTTAATCTGTGTGACCGAAGAAGGATATATGTTTAAGTCTTGGATTAAAGATTTGATGGAATATACTGAAGTCAAGATGGATAAAATGTATAGATTACCAGGAAAACCCAATACACTTGCAGGTACAACTGGATATTTAAAGTATGCAGTCCAACAAACTCCTGGATCAAAACTTGGAAAGGAAAACCTCCAACAGGGTGGTAGAGCATTTTTGGATTTCATAAATAAGTATAAGGTAAAAAGTAAGTAGAATTGCAATGTCTATCAATCCTCTGAATGATATTTCTAGAGTTTATCTGGAGCAGGTTGCTGTACAAGATGGTGATCTTGATGAAGGAATGACAATGAAAGACTTCAAGCAACAAAGAAGTCGTCAAAAGCAAAAAGAAAAGAGAGCAGCAGATAAGATTGCTCCAGGGCGTAGAGCAGGTATGTCTTCATATGAAAGAGCAGTAAGACATCGTGCTAATGTGGACCCTGATTATGATTATGGTGATGAAGAAAGAGATTATCCTGGTGGAATGACTAAAAATCCTAAAAAGGTTCGTAAGGCAAAAGCACTTGGAGAACTTGGTGAGTCTTCACATCTTGAGACTGATATGAAGAAACGTGCAGAAGCAAATGAAAAGGCACGTAAAGAAATTATGAAAACCAAAGCTCATGCTGATATGGTGAAGGCAGCAAGAAAGCACTTTAATGAAGCAAAGAAAGGCGATGGTAACTTAGCAAATAACTACCCACCATATGATAAGGTCACCAGAGGAGATGTAATTGCTGGTGCTCTTGGAAAAGATGAAATGGGTGGTAAGAAAAAGAAAAAGGTAGAGGAAGGTAATGATGGTAACTTAGCAAACAACTATCCTCCATATGATAAGGTTACCAGAGGAGATGTGATTGCTGGAAGACTTGGTAAGGATCAAATGGGTGGTAAGAAAAAAGTAACTAAAGAAGGTTTCTCAAACTGGAGACAAGATCTTTCTGAGATAGTATCTCAAATTGAAGGGGATAAAAAAATTACAGAAAAGAAAGTACAAAACAAAATTACTATTAATCCAAAACTTGGCGAATCAGTAGAAGAACTGGGTGGAACTCTTCTTGAGATGGTAGAAATTGATGAGTTTGATTTTATTGTTGAGTCTGCATATGATGAACTTCTTGATGAAGGGTATAGTGAGGATGACATTGAGGAAGCACTTGAGTATGCATTGACTGAAGCAAAAGTTACCTTTGGGCATGATACTCCTGTTGAGAAAAAAAGAAATGGTCTTTTAGATGCAGCAAGAAAAAAACTTTCTGGAGTTAAAAAGGCAGCAAAGCAAGCAGTATCAACTGGAGCAAGAAAAGTTGCTAAAGGTGCTTTAAGTGTTGCTCGTAAGATAGAAGGTGGAGATAAATCTCCAAGTGCAGCACATACAAAAACAAGAAGTGCATCAACTTATCGTGGTGCAGGTACGGGAACAAAGGAAAGAGTAAGTAGTGGTTCTTATACTCCACCTGCTAAGAAGAAAGCAGAGAAACCTGCTGATCCTTGGGAGGGAAGTGCAACGACTCCTGCAAAACCAAAAACTAAAAAAGCAACAGCACCAAAAGCAAAAGCACCTACTGCAACCAAGAGAAAGAGAAAGTCTAAGTTGGATGATCTACTTGCTTCAGTAAGAAGTGAGAGTGTAATCAGTGATAGGGCAAAGAGAGTTGTTGGTGCTCAACGAGGTGGTTATCACGGTGATGATGATGAAATGAATCACCTCCAAAGTGCTGCTCAAAAATCAGTTAACAAAGCAACAAGCGGTAGTAATGTATCCAGAGCATCTGCATCTATTGCCGCAAAGAGAGCAGAAAAAACTGCAAGAGCAATGCATCCAAAACCAGGTGTTGGTGGTTATCGCATTGAGGGAACTCAGATTGATGAAAAAACTTTAACTGCCAGTGAGAAAAAAAAGAGAGAAGAAATAGCACAGTCAATGGATCTTGCTGATTTTGAAAGACGTTATCCTGGTCGTGGAATGGAAGTGAAGATGGCTACTGCCACAAAAATGGCAAAAAAGATGGTAGAGCAGGCAATGGAACTGCAACCAAAAACACAATCTTCACAAAAACCAGATCAGCAACAAAAAAAAGTGCAGCAACAACAAGATAGAATGAAACAGCAAGAAGTTCAAATTCTTCAAAGAAAACTTCAGGCTTTGAGATCTGCCCCTAAGGGAACTGATCCATCAATTATGGCATCATATGAACCAGAAGGTGAAATGGTTGATGAATCAAGAGCAGAAGAAAAGAGAGGTCTTGGTTCCACTGGAGCACTAAGACAAAGACAAAAGACAAAAATCGGAGGTTATAATCCAGCAACTGGGCATTCTGGAGGACAAAATCCTCATCTAAGAGGTAAAGGTGGTGGAACCAAAGAACAAAGAAGAGCAGCAAGTCGTAGATATGTAGATCAACCAGGTGGAGTTTATGCTGCACCTGAAAACGAACAGGGTAAAGGTAGATATGTTGGTATGCAATATAAGAAAAGAGATCAATCTCATATGCATTCGAGATTTGATTGATTCCTAAATAAGACAGGATACTCTTCTAACGGAGGTTATTATGTCAATTGCAGCAATTATCGCTTGGGCAAATGCTAATCAAGCACTTATCGCAACTGTACTTTTTGCAGTTTCGGAAGCACTTGGGGCAAACCCAAAAGTAAAATCAAACGGTATTCTTTCACTCATTCTTCTTCAGGTGCAAGCACAACTGAAGAATAAGGGTGCTAAAGATTTAACGCCTTAATTTTAAAAATTGGGATTGATTTATCAGTCTCCATTTTTTATAAATATTTCTACGCAATAAATTTAGTAAAGGTAAAAAGAATGGCACTCTGGGGTATTTCAACAACAACTGAAACGGCTGATAATAATTATGCTATTCCAAAATATCAACATAGTGTGGATCGTAATAGAAGCCCTTGGAACACATTTGCAGATAGACGTGGTTGGATTCAGAGATGGTATGGAACCACTGAAAACTCTGGTCTTTCCACAACATATTATGATGAAGTTCTTGTTCCTGTTGTAGGATTAAATACTGGAGTTGCTCCAGGTGCAGCAGGGCATGGTGCAAATGAAACTGGTTTAGGTCAAGCAACTCCAGTTGCCGTGTTCTTTGAAGATCCAAATAAGGCATCACCAATTACGCTTGGTGGTGGTGGAACAGCAGGAATTAGCACGGGAACCACTGGTTACGTTCACGTTGTCTGGACTGAAACTGTTTATTGTTCTGCAGGTGCAACAGTTAATATTTTAAGATCTGCTCCTTCTGGTGGTGCCATTGTTGCTTATGCTGTTTCTTATGCAGCTGGTGCTGAAATTCCTGTATATACCAATACTGATGGGTATGTAATGGTTTCAAACTTTAATGGTCAAATCAGCAATCGGGTTGCATTTGCCTTTACCGCACCTTCTTCACCAGGTTCTGGAATTGGAACAGTATTGAGCATTGATATTGCTCGCGGTGTTGTTGGAACTATTACTGATTTTTCCGGTGGCGGTACGGCAGCAATTAAGACATTTACTTCTAATATTACCTGTAATGTTGGTGGAGCTGGCACTTATCTATCTGGTGTCGGTATTGGAACAACTACTTTAACCGTTGTTGCATAATGATCTATGATTTTTAATGAATTGAATGAAGATAATTTTCTTTTATTTGCCATTAAACATTATGAAAATCCCCAAGCTGTAACAAAAGAGGACTTCGAAAAAGATCTTAATCACTTTAAATATATTAAAAGGTTGTTAAAGAGATATAGAAGTACAGGAGTCCTCAAGTCACACTTGTTATTAAATCACTTTATAATTTTATATAATATTTTTGGAGAAGCCGCGACTCCAATGTTATTTTTTAAAATTGATAAAGAGTTTTGGTCTCCTATGAAAACTTTTATTTTGTTCTTAAATAGAATTCCAGAATATCCAAAATGTTATGTGCATGATATTGAAATTGATTTAAATTGTCTCAAAGAACTCAATAAAATCTATAATGGAAAAGAAGAAACTGGATTGGATCATCTCAATAATTAAGGAGCAAATGGTCGCAAATGCTCCTGGGGGAAGTGGTGGATTTTCTGGATCTTCGGATCCAAAAGGTCCGACAGCAGGATTTGATCCTGTAATTAATATGGGAAAAAGAAAACGTCCACAAATAATTGGTAAAGGAAAATTTCCTGGATTAAGAAAACGCTGGTCTAAAATCTAAAAATAAAGGAAATCCAAAAATGTTTAATTCATCATCTACCGAAACAAAAATAGCACTTCTTGAAGAACGCATTAATGTTTATGAGCAGATGATGGAGCGTATTGATACTGCAATACAAAAAATTGGTGAGACTAGTCAAAATATTAGTCAAATGCTTGCTATTCATAATGAGAAGATTGAGCAATGTAATAGAACAGATAATATAATTGTTAGAATGATTGAAGATATTAAAGAATCATCAAAGCAACAACACGAAGAAATTAGTAAAAAACTTGGAGAAAGAATAGAAAAAGTAGAAGAAAAAATAGAAATAATATCTCAATTTAAGTGGAAGACTGTCGGAGCAATCATAATAATTACTTTTTTAATCGGAATCCTTCCAACAGCAATTTCTATCTTGACTCCCAAATCAAACCCTGCTACAATAGAACGTACGAAGTAATAACTTTTTATAATGGATCTGATTGACTCCAAGTATATTGGACTCGTATCTTCGCGTCTTCAAAAATTTAAGAGAGTCAAAGCAGATCTCTACAACTTTCGCTGCCCTATTTGTGGTGACTCTCAAAAGAACAAAAATAAAACCAGAGGATACTTATATCCAGTTAAGAATAATACAAACTTTAAGTGTCATAATTGTGGAGCAAGTTTATCTTTTAACAATTTTCTCAAAGAGATAGACCCAACGCTCCATAAGCAATATGCTTTGGAAAAGTTTAAGGAGGGGCATACTGGTAGAAACTTTGTAGTTGAGGAACCTAAGTTTGATTTTGTCAAACCAGTTTTTAAAAAGAAACTGAATTTGCCCAAGGCATCAGAGATTCCTATTGCTAAAGAGTATCTAGAAAAGCGAAAACTCAATCCAGAAAATTTTTATTTTGCTGAAAAGTTTAAGGAGTGGACAAATACTCAAAAAGAAACTTTCAGTGTTATTGGTAGAGATGAGAGTCGCATTATTATACCAATGTATGATACAGACTCGAATCTTATGGGGTTTCAGGGTAGAGCACTTGGATCTTCTCTCAATAAATACATAACCGTGATGCTTTATGATGATGCTCCAAAAATTTATGGATTGAATTTAATTGATAAAAATAAAATAGTTTATATTGTAGAAGGACCTTTTGATTCGACTTTTATTCCAAATTCCATTGCTATGTGTGGAGCTGATGCTGATGTTACTAAGTTGGGAATTAATAATCCCGTTTGGATTTATGATAATGAACCAAGAAATTCTGAAATACATACAAGAATACTTAAAGTTATTAATCGTGAAGAAAAGGTTGTTATTTGGCCTTCATCAATAAAAGAAAAGGACATTAATGATATGATTTTGTCTGGACTAAATGTAGAATCTATTGTAGAATCAAACATATATTTTGGATTAGAAGCAAAATTAAAATTTACAATTTGGAAAAAGGTATGAGTAACGGAACTAAAGTTAAAAAGCGTGATGGAAGAATTGAGTCTCTTGACCTAGATAAGATGCATTTGATGGTAGAAGAGGCATGTAGAGGTCTTGCGGGCGTCTCTGCGAGTCAAGTTGAGATTACCTCAGGTATACAGTTTTACAATGGTATTACAACCGAAGAGATTCAGGAGATTTTGATTCGGTCTGCTTCTGATTTGATTGATCTAGATCATCCAAATTATCAATATGTTGCTGCCCGTTTGCTTCTTTTTGCTATTCGCAAGCAACTTTATGGGAAGATGAAAGAACTTCCTTCACTTGAACAACACATTTATGCTTGCATTAATGCTGAGGTTTATGATAACGATATTTTTAACAAATACTCTAAAGAAGAAATTGAACGTGCTGATTCGTTTCTTGATCATGATCGTGATTATTTGTTTACTTATGCTGGATTGCGTCAAGTTGTTGACAAATATCTTGTGCAAGATAGAAGCACTGGGGGTGTTTATGAAACGCCACAGTTTATGTACATAATGATTGCTTTGACCATTTTTGCAGAATATCCTAAAGAAGTCCGAATGTCATATGTACGGAGGTACTATGACGCAATCTCCAAACACAAAATCAATATTCCAACTCCTATCATGGCAGGAGTTAGAACACCACTTCGTCAATTTGCAAGTTGCGTTCTTGTTGATGTTGATGACACTCTCGATAGCATCGGCAGTAGTGATTTGGCAATTATGCGATATGTCTCTCAAAGGGCAGGAATCGGCATCAACGCAGGCAGAATTCGTGGTATTAACAGCAAAATCAGAGGCGGAGAAGTTGCTCATACTGGGGTTATCCCATTCCTCAAGAAGTTCGAGGCAACTGTCAGATGCTGTACACAGAATGGCATCAGAGGTGGAAGCGCAACGGTCCACTTTCCAATCTGGCACCAGGAAATAGAAGATATTCTTGTTCTAAAAAATAATAAAGGAACGGAGGACAATCGTGTCAGGAAACTTGATTATAGCATTCAAATCAGTAAAATCTTTTATGAAAGATTCATTCAAGATGCTGAGATCACACTATTCTCCCCACATGATGTCCCTGGACTTTATGATGCTTTCGGAACAGACAAGTTTGACGATCTCTACGTTTCATATGAAAAAGATTCGTCCGTTAAGAAAAAAACTGTTAAAGCGCAAGAACTCATTCTTAACCTTCTCAAAGAACGTGCAGAAACTGGTCGTATCTATATTATGAATCTTGACCACTGCAATTCTCACTCTTCCTTTAAAGACAAAGTTGAGATGAGTAACTTGTGCCAAGAAATTACTCTTCCAACTTATCCAATTCAACATATTGATGACCAAAATGGAGAAATTGCACTTTGCATTCTTTCTGCCATTAATGTTGGAAAAGTAAAGTCTGATGAGGAACTTGAGGAACTTTGTGAACTTTCAGTTCGTGGACTTGATGAGTTGATTGATTATCAAAAATATCCCGTAGCAGCAGCAGAAATCGCTACCAAGGCACGTCGTTCTCTTGGTATTGGATTCATTGGTCTTGCACACTATTTGGCAAAACTTGGTTATAATTACGATTCACAACAAGCATGGGATGCTGTTCATGGTCTTTCTGAATCATTCCAATATTTTCTTCTGAAAGCATCTAATCAACTTGCTAAAGAAAAGGGACATTGTGAATACTTTGGACGTACTAAGTATTCTGATGGAATCCTTCCAATTGATACTTATAAAAAAGATGTAGACGAACTTTCATCAATTCCATTGCAACATGATTGGGAAACTCTTAGAACCTCTATCTTGGAACACGGTCTCAGGCACTCAACATTGTCCGCACAGATGCCATCGGAGAGCAGTTCCGTTGTGTCAAACGCAACCAATGGAATCGAACCACCTAGAGATTACTTGTCCATTAAAAAATCAAAGAAAGGTCCACTTAAGCAAATTGTTCCTCAGTACCAAACTCTTAAGAACAATTATACACTTTTGTGGGATATGCCTAGCAATCGTGGTTATATTAATATTGTTGCAGTTATGCAAAAATTCTTCGATCAAGCGATTTCTGGAAACTGGTCCTATAATCCAGAAAATTATGACAATAATGAAGTTCCTACTTCAGTGATGGCAAATGACTTTTTGACTACATACAAGTATGGGTGGAAAACTTCTTACTATCAGAATACCTACGATATTAAAACTGATGAAGTGATTGAAGAAAAGAAACCCAATCTTCAAGATTTACTAAGTGAATTAAGTTCAGTAGAGGAGGGAGAGTGTGAATCCTGTGCAGTTTAAGATTTCTTCCACGGAAGAACAACCACAAATTAAAGGAATGACGGTTTTTAATACTGAGCAAGTGAATACAAAAAAACAACCGATGTTTTTTGGAAAACCTTTAGGTATTCAACGTTATGATTCATACAAATATCCGATCTTCGATAAACTGACTACCCAACAATTAGGATACTTTTGGAGACCCGAAGAGGTGTCTCTTCAAAAGGATCGTGGAGATTATCAAACACTACGTCCAGAGCAGAAACACATTTATACATCTAATTTAAAGTATCAAATTATGCTTGATTCCGTTCAGGGTCGTGGTCCTGGTATGGCATTTATTCCATATTGCTCACTTCCTGAATTGGAAGCATGTATGGAAGTATGGGGATTTATGGAAATGATTCATAGTCGCTCATACACATACATCATTAAAAATGTCTATTCAGATCCATCTGAGGTGTTTGATACTATCATCACAGATGAGCGTATTCTGGAGCGTTCTAGAAGCGTTACAGAGTCATATGATGATTTTATTCAATCAGCACAAAATTATGCAACATCTAGCGATTGGATGTATAATCTTGAGAGATCACAAAACACAAAGGAAACACTCAATGATGTCAAACGAAAACTGTACAGAGCAGTCGCAAACGTTAACATTCTTGAAGGTATTCGGTTCTACGTTAGTTTTGCTTGTAGTTTCGCCTTTGGTGAACTTAAGCTTATGGAAGGATCCGCTAAAATCATCAGTCTTATTGCAAGAGATGAAAACCAACATTTAGCCCTCACTCAAAATATTTTAAATAAGTGGAAAGAGGGTGATGATCCTGAAATGCAAAAAATTGCAAAAGAAGAGGAAGAGTGGGTGTATAAAATGTTTGATCGCGCTGTAAATGAAGAAAAAAGATGGGCAGATTACCTGTTCAGAGATGGCAGCATGATCGGACTCAATGATAAATTATTACAACAGTATGTCGAATGGATTGCAAACCGTAGACTAAAGGCAATCGGACTCAAACCCCAATATGATATTCCAGCAAACAACAATCCACTTCCTTGGACTCAGCACTGGATTTCCTCCAAAGGTCTCCAGGTGGCACCCCAAGAAACTCAAGTGCAGTCGTATGTGGTTGGTGGAATCAAACAAGATGTCAAAAAGGATACATTCAGTGGGTTTAAGCTTTAATTGACTTTAAGACTGAAATAGTGTATTATATAAATAATAATAGGTAAGTTCAGTCTTAAAATGAATAACTATATTCTTTACTATTACTTAAGGGAGGACTTTGGTTCTCCCTTTTATGTTGGTTATGGAAAACCAAGAAGAATTAACTCTAGACACTCTAGAAGAAATGGTGCTGAAATTTTACCACCAAGAGAAAGAAGGTGGATTGTAAAATCTGGATTGAGTAAAGAGGAAGCAATAGAACTTGAGATAAAACATATAGCACTCTGGAAAAGAGAATGTGATGGTGGAGTTCTATTAAATCAAAATCTTGGTGGTGAAGGAAAACCTGGAGGACAAAGGACGAAGGGATTTAGTGGAAGAAAACATAGTGAAGAAGCAAAGAAAAGAATAAGTGAAAAGGTTGCTGGTAAGAATAATCCAAGATATGGAGTTAAATTATCGCAAGAGACAAGAAATAAGATAAGTCAAAATAGAGCACCAAAGTTTGGTAAAGATAATCCAAACTCTAAAACTTGGAAGATTGTTTCTCCAGAAAATAAAGAGTATATTATTACTGGAGCATTAAAAGAGTTTTGTAAGTCTCAAAATATTTCATATGCTACTATGCACGCAGCAATTCTTTATGATAGAAAAGGACCCAGAAAAAATGGATGGAGTATTGAGAAAGTTTAGAATATCACTGCCAGAAGATGAGTGTGTAGTAAAACTTCAGGAGTATTGTAAGTTTTCTCATACTCTTTTAAAAGTTCCTGTAGTACTTAAACCTTTATGTGCTGATGCAAACTGCCACAATAATGTAAATCATTATGTGAATACTTATGGCGGAGAAAAAATAAGTGGATATTATCTAATCACAGATGTTGGTGATGACACTTATGGGTGTGCGATATATCATAGTATTTGGAAGAATACTTATGGAGACTTGATAGATATAACACCATTTGATGATGGAAGAGAATATAATATGTTCTCTGTACTGGATGCTACAGATTATTACTCTGGAGTTTCTTATGATGGGAAGGTTTATAAAATATTAGAACCAGGACTAAATGTTGTTTAGAATATAAATATTTAAAAAGTAGTTGTAAAATGGACGCACAAGAATTACGCAATCTTCAAGAAGCATATGTGGAAGTTGCTATGAATGAAGGTTTAAGAGTTTTTCCTAGGGAAAAGATGCAATCTAAGGCAACATCTAAAAGATTAAAAGCACTTGGAAGTGAATTAAAATCAAAATTTACAACAGCAAAAGGAACAACTGAGAGAAATATTATAGACGCAAAAAATAAAAAACTTAGGTCGCAAGCAGATAAGATGGATAAGGTTGCTCATGAACATACTCCATCGGATTCACGAAATAAAGAAGAAAAAAATAGGGGAGGTTCATATAATCCACGTAATCCTATGGGTTCCGATGAATATGCAGAGAGACAATTTGCAAAAAATCGTGCTATGTTGGGAATTCCAGAGCAAGTAGATATTTACGACATCATCCTCTCACACCTTCTTGATGAAGGATATGCTGAAACTCAAGAAGCAGCAGAGGCTATTATGGTGAATATGAGTGAAGAGTGGAGAGATAGTATTATTGGATAGATGTGAAAAAGGACACATTTAGTGGTTTCAAATTGTAATAATATAAAAAAATCTTATAGATAGAGGAGGTAACACTCCTCTTTTTTTATGGTTGACTATAAAGACATTTTTTCTCTAAAAGCAAAACTTGATAAATTAAAGCACAAATTATATTCGGAACAAAAATCTTGGCAAGAGAAAGAACTTGCTAATAAATATCTCAATCAAGCTATTGACTATGTGAATGAATTGCAGTTATATTAATGGTTGGAAATATAAAAAACCAATCGGAGAATGTTTTGAATCTGAAGATATAGGAGATAACTTTGGATTTGTTTATCTCATTACAAATAAGATAAATTCAAAACAGTACATAGGAAGGAAATATTTTTGGTCTTTTAGGACTCCAAAAGGCAAAAGTAGAAAAGTAAAATCAGAATCTAATTGGAAAGAATATTATGGGTCTTGTCCGGAACTTAAAGAAGACATTGAAAAGTTTGGCAGAGAAAATTTTAGTCGAGTTATCTTATCATTACATAAAACAAAGGGCAAAACAAACTTTGAGGAAACTAGACAACTTTTCAGACACAATGTCCTCACAGAATCCCTTGACAACGGAGAACCTGCGTTCTACAATAGCAACATCCTCAACAGGTACTTCCGAAAAGATTATTATGACCGCAACGACTGAAGATATTGTTGCTCATGTGAGAACTTGGTCTCTTGACCGTGCAGCAGATAAAGGTATTTCTAAAGAAGATGCTCGCTCTATTCTTGCTGAGTTTTATGAGTGGATTGAACCAGAAGATGATGAACTTGAGATCGTTTCTTTGGAACCACAATCTTGACAAAACCTAAATAAAAACTTATAATGTTTTTAACCCACTCATAAAGGTGGGTTTTATATTATGAGATTTTGATGTGAAATTAGAGCCGTGGGGTCTGCCCTCTGAGAAGAGGGAAGTGCGCTTTCCCTATACGGATGTAGAGTTCAATTTAAGTTAGTGCAAAATTTCTTTACAGTAGCCCTGCCTCTTCTGGCAACGGTTACAACCAATGCGGCAACACTGCCTGTATTTCCTCCTTTGACGACGCCTACGGCGCCGTTTTCTGTTATTAAGGAGTTTGAAACGCCGACAGCGACCAAAGAGGTTGCTCCCGAAAAGCCAAAAGAGAAAAGGCTAATTTGTAAAGGGTGTAATGAAAATGAAAATGTAGCCCTGAATTATTTTCAGGACATTGGAATTAAAGACAGAAACGCCCTTGCTACTATCCTGGGCAATATTAAGCAAGAATCAACATTCGTGCCTAATATTTGTGAAGGTGGTAGTAGACGGTCCTATTCATCCTGTTGGGGTGGATATGGACTGATTCAATGGACATCTGCCAACCGTTATTATGGATTGGGTGATTTTGCTAGAAAGAATGGTGGTTCACCATCATCTCTGGATACGCAACTTCGTTATTTAACAAACGAAATCCAGTGGCAAAAAATTGAGGAGAAGATGAAAACTCCTGGTAAATCAATTAATTGCTATATGGATTATGCGTATAGTTGGATTGGTTGGGGGCATCATGGTGCCCGCACTTCGTATGCTCATGAGTATGCTTCCAAACTGATCACGGTAGAAGTTTGATACAATAGAATAGTGGGGAGAGTGATTTACCTCTCCCCTATAAATAACAGAGAATTAATTAATTTTTTTATGACTGAACAACAACAACATCTTGTGCAACTTTTGCAACAAAGATCCGAATTGGAAAATGCTTTGTCTCAAAACAGAGAGTTATTTTGGAAAACTCAAGGGGCAATTGAGTATCTTACTCAAATTGGCGTAATCCTTCCTGAACCAGAAACAACAGAAGAAACGGTAGAAGAATCTACTGAAGAGTGATACATAATGAGAGTGCTGCACTCTTATGATTAATTTTAACTTTGGAAATAAGAAACCAGATATCAAACAATATGCAATCATAGGAATTGTATTGAGTTCTATCATTGCAACACTTTCACAATGCACTGGAATATCCCAAAATAATATTTGGGATTTACTTGACGAAGTTCAAAGAAGATATTTTCCAGGTACAATACTTAATGAGTTTGTGATTAAAGATCCAGAAAAACTTGACCGAAGAATACATCGTGATGTTGATAGGGCAATTGATGATTACTGGACACAATCTGGATTATCAAAAGCAGAAGTATCAAAACCACGATACTCAGAGAAACCACCTGATGGGTCTTATGCTCAATCAGTTCTTGGTGGTGAAATGAGATTGTGTGCTCCATGGGTTGACGACTGCCCCAAGGAGTAGTACAATACTCTCATGGGCATATAGTGAAGTGGACTATCACACGGCTCTTCTAAAGCCTTATCCTTGGTTCGAATCCAAGTATGCCTGTTATAAGTAACATATGTGTAAGTTGTTAGTCTTATAAATACTTATAAGATATTTTAATTTTATGAGAGAGCACCACACTAAAAATAAAGGAGATTTGGGAGTTTTAAAGGCACAACTTGATTTATACGAAAAGGGGTATTTAATTCTTACTCCTCATACGGAACATTCCCAATTTGACCTTGTTGGATACAAAGACGGTAAGTTTTTGAGAATACAAGTTAAATATAGAGCAGCAAAAAATGAAAAAATAGAAGTTTCTTTTACCACTTCTTGGGCAGATAAAAATGGAACTCATACACAAGATTATGATAAAAATGAGATTGATGTAATGTGTATATATTGCCCGGATACTGATAAGTGCTATTATGTAAATCCTCAAGAATGTAATAAAACATTTAATTTGAGATTATCTACTCCAAAAAATAATCAAAAAAACGGTATTCACTTAGCAAAAGATTATTTAAATATGCCAAATATATGGACTTGACATCCCCAATAAAAAATGCTATATTACTTGTATAAATAAAATACACTTGTCAAAGACAATGACTTATCAGATTACCACAAAACAGATTAGTAATATCGATTGCCGCAAATGGCATATCGAGGGTACTCCCCTGTTTGTGGATATGGTAGGTCAAATGTAAGAACCAACCATAAAAACAAATAGATCAGGGGAGAAACCAAAAGGTTCCTCCCCTTTTTTATTGCTTGTGACAGTTCTGCAAGTGACCCACCAATGCCTCTCCAGAGACCAAACGGTGGTATTCTATACAAGTGGTTGAGAGATCACCAGCACCTAGACAACTTAATATTTTCCACATTATTTGGGTTAGTAACTCAGTTGGTAGAGTAGCGGGCTTTTAACCTGTAAGTCGTGAGTTCGAGTCTCACCTAACCCACCTTGACCCTATAGTGAAGTGGTCTATCACGCTACCCTGTCACGGTGGTATCACGGGTTCGAATCCCGTTAGGGTCGTTGCTACGCTGCCGATGGAGTGTCCCTCCTTGGCG